CGGCTAACAGGCGGCACAACGACGCTCGCAACATAATCGTCTATGCGCTTCCGCCAGAACTCTTCGTTGATTGGAACGCCAGGATACCCCGCGAGAAATTCTACAAGTGTTTCAACTGGGTGACTCAACCGTGTCGGATGATATTCAGTTGCTCGCTTCATTTGCTCCTCCTTATATATTTATTGGTATCGCAAATCATGTTAATTGCATATATAATATAATATACAAAATTACATTTGTCAATATTTTTAAAAATTAATTATTTTTAATTAGAGAATCTATTAATATTATAAATCTTCATCTGATTCATCACGCCATTTTTTTATGTTCAAAAATCTTAAAATAAAGTTTTCATTTGAACTTTTTCTGAAATCTGGTTCTACTAAGTATACTAAATTATCACTATTTAACCAAGAATCTGGGATATATGTTCTAGTATAATCGATAATTCTTAATATTTCTTCTACATCTCTATTTACTAAATCAGTAAATGTTGCTGATTTAATATAACGACCTTTTCTTTTAGGGTTCTCTCCAAGATATAAATATGTATATTTTTGCGTATCTGGGTTTACAAACTTCCACAACTGATACGATAATACAATATTATTAAAATTCTCAATGAAATCTTTTAAAGAAATTTGACCTATGTAGTTAGTAATGTTCATATTAAATAAATGGAATGTTGATATTTTGTTTGTTATTTTGTTTATTAGACATAGCAAACACCTATAATAATTGCCAACCACACGACCAATCTTTAATTAACATATAGGTTTCAGCGGTGCAAGGAATCCTGGAATTAATTTCCATGCCTGTGTAAGTACCATATTCATCGACAAGTCTATACATTTCATCTGAGGTGATGTATTTTTCAATAATAATAAAGCCGTCTGAATCGTGTAATTTAAGTGAAAAGTGTTTTACTCCTGGATACCACTGTAACATGGTTTGCCTTCTAAATCTTACAGTAAAGATGAAATATAAGTTTCCATCCCTCCAACGAGTTTTCAGACTAAGTTTGACAGTATCTACTTGTGACAGACTAATATTATGCCACATCTTGGTTTTACTAAGAACGGTGATGTTTATCGTCTGTTCTTCAAGTGTAATTATTTTAGAGCCTTCAACGACACTTATTTGGCCTGAACGTTTGTCTAAGCGATATAGTGTACCACCGTGGGTTGAAAGTTCATATTCTGATTCTCTTTTACAGCCTACTATGAGAAGTGTTGCTGGAAGTAGCAAGATTAGAATGGTTTTTTTCATAAAAGCTCCTCTCACAGATATGATAATACAATATTATTAAAATTTTCAATGAAATATTTTAAAAAATTTTACTCTGTATAATTAACAATGTTCATATTAAATAAAAATATGTTTATTATAATCTGTATCCCTACACATTATTGTTGTATCCATTTCCAGAACCATTCCCACTACCACATTTAATAGATGATTTATATCCATATCCATACCCATTACCATAACCATTGCCATTTACAAACCCGTACCCATGCCAATATCCATTTCCATTTCCATTAACATGGAAAATTACATGTGTATCAATATTTTCAAGTAGAGTTGTAGTCATTATTATAATACTTTGTACATATAAATATAATATAATATTCTTTATTTGTCAATATATTTTTAATTAAAAAGAATTAATTTTAAAAGTCTTGACAAACGGAATTTTATATATTATATTATATACGCAATTAACAAAGTAACCACTAAACACAAAGGAAAGACGTAAAACATGTTATTCCAAAAATTATGTGTCATGGTAAGCTCTGCTATTATAGCATTTATTGTAGTATTCGGTGTAATTAAAGTTAATGAAATAATTAAAAATATGAAAAAGTAACTTAAACAAAGGAGATACTATGAACAAAATCGTTGATGTTTATAATAGAATTGAGCTTGGTCGCATTGCCCGAAATAGGTTCTTCTTTTTGGATGGGAATTCAAAGGTTACTGTTGCATTACTTGCAATTGTGAATGAGCTGGATGATAAATATGGAGATTGGATAAAGAAAACGTATTACATCGAAGATTTCAGGCTTAAAAACGAATTTGGGTACACGTTGTCCTTTAAAACATTCTCCATTTCGATTACCTCTAAGGATGGAAGTATGTTCTTCTATAAGGTTGATAAAGACGATTTCGACAGTGGCTCTACATATGGAACTGTTGGAAAGCGTGTTTACAGCGTTGAGTCTCTTGTTAGTATGGCTGTAAAAGAGGTGTATAATAGGTTATATAAGTAATTAAAATAACAACAAAAATGGAGATACTATGAAAATAAGGTTTGATGCCTATACAGAAAGTACACGCCTAAGTGATAGTAGAATAGATTCGTGGGTTAAGCAACGTAGTGATTCACAGGAAATATCGCTAATGGCAAGTTTTCATAAACATTTTGAAAACGATGTACCTGTTACAATTACTATTGAGTTGAAGCCAAAAAGACGTAAGTAATCACTTGATTTTTTATTGTTTATTATATTTAATTGTGAACTGTGTGGCGGAATATAGACGCTGACAATCTCGGAATAGTACGAGACGGGTCTGGTGTAAACCGTTAGTTCCTATAGGGATAACGGGAGTTGAAGCCAAAAAAGACGACGTTAGAATAATTAAATTATGGCTTGCAGTCGGCTATTTATTTATAAGTATAAAGGCTGCCACAGTTCACAATATTTTGGGTAGAGTTTTGTACGTTGCTGGTTCAAATTCAGTTTTAAACACAGTAATGTATCAGTAATTCAATGAAATAGAGCAATAGATTTTTTATGTTAAGGTGTTTTGATTTAACCAAACTATTAATTCACTAATGTTAAACAATATATAAGGAGATAATACTATGGCACGAGTAAAGGTAGGAAATCGTGTAATCGATAAAGTTCGAGAGCTTCATCCCGAACTCGGCAGAGAGCTGGACGCTGTTGAACGGTTCTCTAGGCGAGTATTTGATGTAGATGGTGTTTCTCGAAGATTCGTCATTGCTCCAGTCACAGTTCGCAATGACGAAAATGACAGCGAAGATGAGTAATTAAAACCCTTACTAAAATACAGTGACTGCGGTCGCATGAGCGACCGCAAGGATGAATTGACATCGTATCGGTCGCATGAGCGACTGATGGTCACTACAACTATAACAAGGAATTAAATTATGGGAAATGATATTCTTCAGAATATTTCTGACTATTTGAACCTACGGAAGGCGTATAATTCAGTTAATATCGTTCAAAAAGTTATATCGTATACATTCAACGAAAATATTATAAAGGTTACGCACCGTTTAGAAAACGGTGACTATTTAGAATATGTAATTCGATATATTCCCAAATAAGAGGCATATTATGTTTGATAATACAGAATTTCAGCGTCTATTCATTTTGATAATCTTTTATTTTATTTTTACTTTAGCATTTATTGAATTTAAATGCAATGAAGTTAAAAAAGATATTGAAAACTATATTGAATACTATATTGAACAACTTCTAAAGGAGTACGATGATGTTTAAGCGACTTGTATTGTTTGTGGCCGATAAGATGGGATTAGTCCCTAATTATAGGGATGATATGCCCACCACAGATAATCAGAATACTTATCGTGTAGCTGTATCGATTTATTCTCTATTTCGTTCAAGAGAAGTATATGAAAATTTCGTTGTAGGATTGCAAAAAGCGTATATTGATGCAAGATATAATGCTTTGTTATGGGATATACGTACATCTGGAAGCGATTCTGGTGTGTGTTATATTATTGAGCGTGTTGTAGATTAAATAAAAATAATATAAATAAATATTGACTTTTATAATTTCTTTTATTATATTATATATACAGTAAACATAATTATATAACAAAGGAAACTATATGAAAGAGGAAATAAAAAAGAAAGAAAAGATAATTGAATACGAAGACAGGCTAGCAAAGTTAACTGTAGAGTATGGTCTATATTATATTCGTGGAAATAGTAAACCCTACTTTGCTATTTCAGGTAAAGTAAATTTCTTAGATAAGAAAGGCGGTGATATGTATGGTCAAATTCCATCTCTTATTCTTGAACATTTCCCTGAACTTGAACAGTTTTATAAATTACATCTTTCCGATGTAGATGGTATGCCCATGCATGCTATTGAAAACGGATGGTATTTTTTGGGTAAAACTCCGTACAGTCTTTACAATAGAGATGCGCTCGCTAAGCATTTACGCATTACACCAGAAGAAGCTGACCGTCTTCATGAAACTATTCAAACAAAAAATGATTTTGTAAATTATGTTCGTAATAACATGGTAAGGTGGAAGCTAGAAGCAGATGATGTTATTAATACTCTTAATTTAAAAGTTCCAGTATTTCCAAATTCATAAGGATATATATTATGAAAGTTGTAAATCATGTACCTATTAGAGAAATAAATAATAATAATAACAATAAAGAAGTAGATTTTACTGCTAATACGTTAATTATAGAATCTCATTGGAATAGGTCATCATTAGTGGTTATTCGTGTAAACGATGATGTGTCTATCTCAGTCAGTGCAGATGAGTTAAAAAAAGCAATAGAAAATGCAACTAATACGTGGATTTAACATATGAAAGTATTAAATATCAAAAATGAAAAAAAGAAAATATTTAAGTCTTTTAGAGAACACGTATTAAAAGATATTCAACACGCTGTAAATAATAATGAAGAATTTTCTGTATTACAATGTGCAGAGTCATTTCTTAATAATATTCTTTCTGATTCACCAAGTAAATCAGAATATTATTTGAATTTTATCAATATTACTTTGCAGGACTACATTGAAGAAGTAAATAATGTATTATCCGAATATATAAATAATAATGAAATGAATATTATTATTTATAAGAGAATTACTGATGTATTATCATACATTAACGATATAAAGGATAGTTTAAAATGTGATACTGTAAAAATAGTAAAGAAAAATCAAAAGAAAAGAACTTAATATAAATAAAGCATAATTGTAAAGAATGTATATGTCTAATCAAGAACCTAGTCTTTTTGAAACGATACTTGGGAGTGGAATTTGGATACTAATTGCTTATATAGGACTTTATGCAGTTCTTCTTTTAATATATTTTATTAGAATAATTTTTGGATTTGAATAATATGTTTTTAAATCGTAAGGTATATAAATGACGAACGTAAAATATACATATAATAGTAATGATAATAACTATAATCTACAACATAGTATATATGGAAATACTCTTAGTCAGAAGCTATTTGTAACCTTTCTTATGTCATGTCTTTTCTATGGAGCGTTTTGGGTATTGATATTTATATTATACTTTGTATTAAAATTATTTGAATTAGTATAATATGTTTATAAATAAGATACTAACATGGATTAGTCTTATTATTATTACTTCATGTGTATTGATATTGATATATACACTGACAGTAATTATATTCTTTATGATTAAAGTACTATGTTAAATAATGTAAATATATTTGAAGATGTTATTTTTACTGATTTTGACGCCATTCAAATAACAAATTCTGGTGCTGGCGTTTATCAAATTGTCCACGTCCCAAGTGGGAGGGGATATGGACATGGGATATGGTATAATAATGGGTGTGGTGAAGGGTGTAAATTCTCGAATGGAGATGGAAATGGTAGTGGTGTAAATAGTATAGAACGAAGAAAATATTTGATTTAAAATTATACTACTTACAGAGAAAGATTATTTAAAATTAATAATTTTATACTTGACTTTGCTGGTATATCATATTATATTATATATATAAAATTTAAGAGCAAAAGTCAAATAAAAAAATTCACAAGCACTAAGCCACCCGCGCAAGAGTGGTGGCGAAAACCAATAGGAGGATACAGATATGACAAGATTGGATAACGATATGAGAGAAAAATTGTGGAGAGCAGATGAACTTATTAACGCATATGAAGGCGTAATTGACCGACTTAATAAATTGACAAGAGCAAATTTAGAAACTATGAATGCGGAACAAGCAATTGTAAATGCTCTTAGGCAAATTGCTAACGATATTGAAAATCGTATCAATAAAGTTTAGAGCAATACTTAATTTCCATAATTTTATTAGATAGTTATTGAACAGGATATTAAAATGATACAAGTAAATCCTTATAACGGAAAGATTGATGATGAATCACTTTTGGAACTGCTATCAGATACAAAGAGGGATGAATTTAATAAAGCAAGAATGCAGGCGTGGAATGAATTTAGAAAGGTAGAAGTTCCAGCACTTTCCGAATACGAACAAGTATCGTCTAACCTCTTATCTGATTATAAAAATACAGTCAACTATGCATTTTTAAACTATCAATCATTTGTAGATGCAGCGTATAGGGAATTTAAAAAAAATGAATCTGAAGATACACTGATTGAATATATTAAAATTACTGAACAAAAATGGGAAGAATATAAGAAAATAGAAGATGCTGCATTTGAACAATATCGAAAAATGAAGGCTTTGGAGTGGGTTAAGTATGATAATATTAGAAATGCTGCATTAGCTGTATATCAAAATGTAGTAGATGAAATTTATAAATCATATTTAAAATAGAATATATAACAATGGAAGAATATGTAATTACTAATTGTGTACGGTGTAATCCAGTTATTACAATTAATATATTAAAATCTATGGGTGTCAGGTACGCAACGATTAGTGAGCGTACCCCAAATAGGCCTTTACAAAAACCAGAGTCTGCTGGTTACACTGAAATTTATGAAACAGAGATTGAAGAATATGCTAAAAAAGGATATAGAATCTTTTATAAGACTGCTTCACTTGGAGGTAGAAGCAGAGTTTATAGAAGTTTAGAGCCAGAAAAGCCAAATACAGTTGAAAAACACTAAATCAATATAGAATACATATATTTATGAATATTTAATAAAGCTGAATAAAGCCCTGTTAGCTATGGGCTTTTTTGTTTATTTAAAGTATACTTATGTAATTAAACATGAGGGAATGATAAAATGAATACCAAAAAAGATAATATTACTAAGCATACTGTTAAACTAAATACTGACATAAACATTGTAAAAATAATGCTTAATAATGAAATAAATCGTTGGTCTTCAGAGTTTTCTATAATCAAACAGGAGTGTGGTAAATTACAGAAGGAATTAAGGTTTGTTGAGGCACTTGAATATCAGCGTGGAGCATTGTACTGTAATGAATTCCTTAAAGTATTAAGACAAATACGTAAACATCTTGTTTAACTGATACATTTAAGTAAAGAACAAATATATGAATTAAAGCTATATTATGTTCAATAATATTACAGAATTTTATAATTTATTTATATTGAATCCATTTAATGGCAATGGTAATGGATACAAAGATGGTTTTGGTAGTAGACGTGGAGATGGTTGTGGTAATGGTTTTGTATTAGCATACGGGACATTTTATGGTAATGGGTTTGGGTGTGGGTGTTGGTATATATCAAATAGTGGGTCATTACCAAAATCTACACAATTTAAACTTTTTGCTGAAGAATAATGAAAAACAAAAATATTAAAATTTTTCCAATTATTGATAATATTGATGATTATGCCAATGGTCATGGTTGTGGTAAGGGTTATGGCTTTAGTAGTGGCGATGGCTATGGCAATGGATATTGTTTTTCACCAGTGTTAATATATATTAATTCAATAGGTAATGGAAAAACCAATATAATATATATTGATGAAAATGGTAATAAATGAATAACATGAATAAAAACATAATAGATTATAAAGTAATTATCGATAATACTGATGATTACAAGAATGGATTTGGAGATGGAGTAGGGTTCGGTGACGGTAATGGTTATGGCAACGGTTATGGAGATTTTTTAAGATATTCATATGTAAATATGAATGGTAATAAAAAAGAAAATAATAATAATAATAATAATAATAATAATAATAATAATAATAAACAATAAATATGAATTTACATAACATAAATATAAATATTTTTGATAATTTTCCATTCTTTTTAAATATTTATAATACTATAAATGTAAATGGATACGGAGATGGTAGGAATATTGGCATAGGTAATGGTAATGGATTTGGATATGGTTGCGGATATTCCAATGCGAATAGTTTGTATGTTAATGGACTAGGTAATGGAACTGTAAACATATTGTATATATATGATTAAAATAGTATTATTTGAGCAATTGCAGCATTTCAATGGTAAAGCACTTCCAAATAATAGACTATCTGGATTTGGAAATGGAAATGGATATGGACATGTAGATAAATACATCAATTTATATAATAATGGGTATGGAAATAGTTGTGTAAATATGTATGGAAATGGATATGGTGATGGAGATATAAATGGAGATGGTAAGGGTAATGGAAATAATTTAAGTGTATCTTTTATATAAAATATGAAAAATATAGCGTTATTTGAACAATTAGAACGTACATTTAATATATTAACTATAATTAACATTTATAGAAGTGGAGCTGGTACTGGATGTGGTTATGGATTTATAGACGGTAACGGATACGGTAATGGTATAAATTTATATGGGTTTATGAATGGCAATAAACAATTAACACATGAAGATAATGTCTATACTATATAAAATACTATGAAAAATATAAAAATATTCAAACAATTAGAACATTTATTTTATCATAAATATACGAATGGATTTGGAAATGGATATGAATATAAATACGGAAATGGACTTGGTAATGGATGCGGCTGCGGTTGTAACCATAAAATTAAATATGGTAACGGATATGGTAACGGTATAAATTTATATGGATTTATGAATGGAAACAAATAATGAATATAAAAATATAGAAATATTTGATGAATTTAACCCTAAATTATTAAATGTATTTGATAACTATATGAATGGATTTGGAGACGGAGATGTTTATGGATTTATGAATGGGCATGGTAGTGGTAATGGTAGCTTAGATTATGGTGATATAGATGGTAATAAACAAGTTAATACACCGATACGTGGAAATGGTGATAGTATCTATACCATATGGAAATACTAAGAAAAAATAAATGTAATATAACATTATTTGATAATGTTGAATCAAAATCCGTTATGTACATAAAAGATAATACTATATACTTTTTTGATGAAAATTCTTTCTGCGCAAATATTAACGGATTTGGATGCGGATATATGTACGGATTCCCCGATGGAGATGGTAGAGGTAATGGAGATACATTATCTATAGAAACTCAATATAGCAATAAAGAAGGAAATAAAATAAACCTCTCACTTTCTTCCACATTCTACTTTTAATAAAAATCTTCCTTGTAGAGTAAATCCTGATAGAATTTAATCCTATTTAAACCTATGTCTAAGAGTTATTTATCTCTATTCTCTATACAATATTAAAAATAATTAATTTAAAAAACTATTGACAGCAGATATTTTATTTTGTATCTTTTACTAGGAGTATACTAATGAAAATTGAGACGATAAATACAATAGATACCGTTTTCTTAGATAGTGGATATGGATGTGGGAATAGGTATTACTATGGAAATTATAGTGGTACTGGTTATGGTAACGGATACGGTGTCTATGGGATAGACTCTGGAATAAGATTAATGAAAAATATGTCTAATAATGGCTGCGGTATTAGTATTGATTACAAAAAAGAGATAAAAAGATGAAATCGTATTTGTTATTTGAACATATTAGTATAATTGCAAATGAAATAGTTACTGATAATTATCGTTTTGGTAGAGGTAATCTTTTTCCATTGTTGGGAGGTAATGGATACAATGGATGTTATGATGGTAATGGGCATGGAGATGGATTTGCAAATCAATTTAAATATAATAATTATGACTATAATTATTATATCTATGTAGATAAGAAAGGAAATAAAAAATGTTAAATATTATACATAAAAAATTTAATAATAGAGTATATAAAATAGTTTTTGTATCTAGTCAACAAAATACAACAGTAGATATTCGTATCTCATGTAAAGTTGATGAAAAATTATTGAATGACTTACTGGAGAATATGATAACTACTATAGAAAATAAACGAATAGAAATGATAAATAATAATTCTATATGAAATCATATATATTATTTGAACATATCAGAATAGTTTTAGGAAGAAGAATTAATACTAATGATTATACATTAGAAGTAATTTCTAATAACTATCAATCAGGAAATGGTAATGGAATGTACGATTACGAATTTGGATTTATCAATGGAAATGGTTATGGTAATGGGTTTGGTGTTTATGGATTACATTATGGTAAAAGAATAGAATCTGAATATAATTTTGGTATTGAATTACAGTATAGAAAATATTATGAATAAAAAAACAATAAAAAATAATACTTATATAAAAAAGATTACAAATTTTTGTGATATTTTAAATAATTATAAATCTGGTATAGGTATTCAAGATAATTATTATGTACTCGGTAATGGATGTAATGATAAATTTAGTTACGGATTTTATAATGGTAATGGATTTGGATTTGGTATAGAATACGGAAATATACTTAATTATAATAATAACAAATTTCATATAATAGAATGAATATCATTTTATTTGAATACTTTATAGACTTATATAAAAATTATTATGGTATTCCATCTGATTACGGTATGGTAAATGGATGTGGTACTGGATGTGGTTACGGTCTTTTTAGTGGACATGGGTTTGGCAATGGTATAAATTTATATGGATTTAGAGATGGTAAAGGATATGGGCGTGGAAATGTAAATTTTACGTATTAAACATTAATTCATAAAATATATAAATATGAAAAATTATTCTATTTTTTTAAAAAACGATTTCCAGCATTTAAATGGTAGAGGTATTAGTTATTTATATTATATTTGTGAAGGAAATGGTATTGGATGCGGTTCTACTATTGTATGGTACAGTGGGGATGGTAAAGGTAATGGGTATGGAGATAATGGAATTGATGGCAACGGAAGTGGATATGGATATGGACAACTTTATTATCCTAAACCTATAAGTCATTATACAATATGATAATAAACATATTTTTTTATATAAAAAATTATGAATATACTTTTATTTGAATATACTAATAGATACCAAATTAATTACATTAAATGGTATGGAGATGGGTATGGATATGGACATGGGTATGGATATGGAGATGGACGTAGTAATGGATATAGAGATGAACGTGGTAATGGATATGGAGATGGATATGGTAATGGATTTGGAAATGGTAATGGATATGGATATGGTAATGGATATGGAGATGGCAACGGATATGGATACGGATTTGATATATAAAAATGAATAATAATATAAATATTTATTGTAAAAATTATGAATATACTTTTATTTGAATATACTAATAAATACCAAATTAATCACATTGAATGGTATGGAGATGGATATGGAAATGGAGATGGAGATGGTGATGGTGATGGTTATGGTTATGGTAATGGATATGGATATGGTGATAGTTATGGTAATGGATATGGTTATGGTGATGGTTATGGATATGGACTTGGATATGGATATGTATATGGTGATGGTTATGGTAATGGATATGGATTTAATATATAAAAATGAATAATAATATAAATAATTATTGATATGAAAAATTATGAATATCCTTTTATTTGAATATACTAATAGACATTTATTTACATTCACACGTCTTAATGGGTATGGACATGGACATGGATATGGATACGGACATGGATATGGACATGGGTATGGACATGGTTATGGATATGGACTTGGACATGGATATGGAGATGGACATGTGTATGGATATGGACATAGTAATGAATATAGATATAGATTTGGTATATAAAAACGAATAATAATATAAATAATTATTATAAAAATTGTGAATATTATTTTATTTAAATATACCAATATACATTTAATTCTGTCTAATATATGTTAGTATGAATATGATGCATTATATTTTTATAAATTTATAAATAGTTATGTAATATGGTAATAGACATATGTTTATTTGATATAAGTACGTATCCAAATGGATATGGTATTTATTGGGAATATAGCCTTATGAATGGAGAAGGATTTGGATGTTTAACAGGATGGTATAATGGATGTGGATGTGGTGGTGGAGATACTTACTCTCAAAATGATGGCAATGGTAGAGGAAATGGATTTTCTTATTCAGTTTATTTACAATATGGTGATTTTAATGGCAATAAACAATGAATACAATTTTATTTGATTATATTGAATACATAAATACTTATATTACTGTTATAAATGGAAATGGATGTAGTTCTATGGAAAATAATAAAGGAAATGGATACGGAGATGGTGATTTTAATGGCGGTTATAATGGTAATGGATACGGATATGGTATAATGAATATTTTATATGTTAATAATTATGGTAACAGAGAATGTATAATGTTATGAATATTATTTTATTTGAATATACTAATAGATATTCAATTTCATCTAATTATATTAGTGGTAGTGGTAATGGTAATTTAAATGGTTATACCAATAAATATGGTAATGGATGTGGAAATGGATATAAAAATAAGTTTGGTAATTTGTATGGTGATGGGTATAGTCACAACAATAATGGAAATGGATATGGGTACGGATATGAATTATCACACTATTATTAATTTATAAATTATAATATAACACAATAATAAATAAGAATATAATAATTATTTGTATAAAAAATTATGAATATTATTTTATTTGAATATAATAAAGAACACACAGTTAATTCCATACGTGGATATGGATGTGGTTATGAGTATCAATATGGATATAGAACTGGTAATGGGTATGGGTATGGGTATATGTATAATACTAAATTTGGTAACGGATATGGAAATGGGTATATGCATAATGGTAATGGATATGGAGATGGGGATGGATATGGATACGTATTCGTATATGATAGTGAAGACATAAATATTTAATATAAAAATTATGAATATTATTTTATTTGAATATACTAATAGATATTCAATACCATCTAATTATACTGATGGATTTGGAAATGGTGAATTTAATAATTACATTGAAGGATGCGAAGAATACGGCGACGGATTATATGTCGGTAACGGTAATGGAAATGGATATGGAAATGGATATGGAATATATAGTAATACGTTTGGCAATGGAAGCAATGTTTATATTACTAAGTTTGCTAATTTTTAATTATGAAAATAGGTAATATTATATTATTTGAAGATATAGTTGGTATTTTAACACCAATTATAAAATATAATACATTTATAGTTAATGATAGAAAACTTATTAACGGATGGGGTTGTGGTGATAACATTGGTTATCATAATGGTAATGGTACAGGTGGAGGTTTAATATATACATTTAATGACGGTTACGGAAGAGGAAATGGATTTGAATTTTCTTGTTCATTAGAATACGGTGATAATTACGGAAATAAATAATTATATGTTTATGAATATATTACTTTTTGAATACTTACCATATTATTCTCCAGTATTGATTAATTATACAATACAATCATATTTTTCTGGATTCGGAGATGGAGATTTTTATGGTAATGGATTTGGAACTGGCTATGGTAATGGATATGGATTTCTTGATGATTATAGTAATTATGATGGTAATTATAATATCAATAATAAATATAATAAAGGAAATGGATATGGATACTACTATTCAGAAATCGAACATAGTTTATCAGATTTCTGATTTAAAAATTAAACCTTATAAAAATGGTACGGGAATACAATTAGAGTATTATCAATCAAATTACGATGGTAATGGTTTAGGTAGTGGATATACATGGAGAGATGGTTCAGGTAGAGGTATAATAATTAGATATAGGAATATCAATCAATTAGAAGAATTATTATGAATATAATTTTATTTGAAGAGCCATACTATCCTGATAGTAACTGGTATCAAAATTATAATAAAAGTAATGGTTTCGGAAATGCATATGGAGATGATTACGGATATGGTTATGGATATGGTAACGGATATGGTTATGGTGATGGTTGTGGATATGGTGATGGTTATGTATATGGTGATTGTTATGGAGATGGATATGGTGATGGATATGAATATGGTGATGGTTATGGTAATGGCTATTAAAATTACTTTATATAGTGAATGCCATGAATAAAAATATAGAAATAATATCTTTTGACAATTTTATTGATAAAATTTATTTTTACTATCCTAATGGTAATGGATATGGAGATAAAGATTGCAATAATTGGGAAGGCAATGGTTTTGGTAATGGAAATATGTTTTGTAATGGATATGGAAATGGTGATGGAAATAATGCAAATAGATTAAATGAATATTTTAATGATACTGGATGCATATATTTTAATATTTATGGATATAATAAAATAAGTAAAATTATTTGAAATTTTAAATACAATGATTGATAAAAATATAACAATATTTTCATTTGATAATATTATTAATATAATTTATTCCTTATATCCTAATGGATGTGGTTGTGGTATTGTTGGATACAATAATGGAAATGGATACGGAAATGGAAATATATTTCTTAATGGATATGGAAATAGTAGCGGAAATAAAATTAAAAAACTTAATGAATATTTTAATGAAGATGGATGTAGTGTCAATTATAAAGAAAGTGGTAATGGATTAGGAAATATACACATTAATAATATTATATATTATGATATTCAAAGTTATAATAAAATTTTATATATTACAATGAAATCATAACAGTGAATTATTATATAATAAATTATGAAAATTGATTTAAAATATTTAATTGGATATTATTTTTTTGATACTGATGGCTTAGGTAATGGTTATATTCAAAATTATGGAAATGAATATGGTAACGGACATGGTAATGGATGTAGTAATTTTATTGGATATTATTATGCTTCTGGAAATGGTAGAGGATATGGAGCAACAATAGGGTTTAGTTCCACTAAAGGTTGTGGTATGGGTAATGGTTATGGTAATTCAAATGGTAATGGTAATGGTAAAGGAAGTTTAATATGGATTGTATAATTATAAATAATGTAATAATAAACGATGTATTTTTTTTTGATATTTAAAGGTTATAAATGTATAATCTATCCCAACAAAACATACTGACAATATAGTTTAATTTTTTCTTACCTATAATTTTCACCCCTTTTTTCTCCTAAATTTTTTCTTTTAAGTGGAAAAATTTTAATTATTAACCTCTATATTTATTGTGTATAGGAGGAATTTTCATATATTAAATAAAAATAATTAATATGCAAGACCTAAAGGATAATCCATATTCACATTCTACAAAAGTAGATAATGATACTATTGATTTAGAAATAGTACGAAATGTACACCATTACAGTAATATATTAGACCATATACCTAGCACTTTTAAATATATAGGACCTAGAAAGGGAATATTGCAAGTATTGTTTACAAAATTAGATTTAATAGTAGATTTAATTGATATAGGAACAAAGAAATATCTTGAATCAAAATTTCCAAATTTATATGTAGAGGTTTTTGATAGTTGGCCATCTAATGAAATGTATCTTAGTTATATTAAAGATTTACCAGTAGATGATAATGAAAAATTAGTAATATTTAAACGTCATTTTTATGTTGTAGCTACTTTAGATGAATTTAATAAATATTTCGTTCCAGTGAAAATAAAAAAATCTTATAAAAATTCTTCTGTAAGTAATGTATCACAAAACATATCTCATCATAGTAACATATTAGACTATATACCTAACACTTTTAAATATATAGGACCTAAAAAAGAATTCATACAATTCTTCTTTAATCAAAAGAATACTATAGTAGACTTAATTGATATAGGAACAAAAAAATATCTTGAATCTGCATTTCCAAATTTATATGTAAGTGTTTTTGATGATTTATTATCTGGTATATTCTCTATTGATTACATTAAAGATTTGTCAATAGATGACAATGAAAAATTAGCGTTAATACTTCGACAAAGATACATAGTAATTCCTATTAATGAATTTAATAAATATTTCGTTCCAGTAAAAATAAAAAAATCTTATAAATATTCAAATATATTAGAACATCAATTAGGATTAGAAACTAATAAATATCAAATAAAGTCTGAATATATTACGCATTTTAAGAATACTTTAATACGCTTTTCAATACCAGCGAAGCAACATTTTTATATACAGTTTATAGGAAACAAAAATTCAATAAATAATATAATTCACCGATTGAACTTATTAAAATTTATAGATATACACAATTTAATTGATTATAGTGGAAATGTACTATTAAATTTAAATAAATATGATGATACTGATGTCATAGTTGTTTTGTCTTGTAGAAATAGAGATTTTCATATTATCGCTAGTGTGGAAGATTTTTATAGATATTTTACTATTGCAGATACTATTCAATTAACTAATAAAATTTTTGATAATACAATATATAAATTTGAATACTGTAAAGTAATTGATAAAGGTACTAAAAGAGAATTATCTGAAAGACATCATGGTATTAAAGTATTACCAATAAGTTATATATTAAAAGATACTCAATTATTACATGAAATAGAATATGCTCCATATCCAGATGAAGAACAACAATTAATATTATTATTAATATATAGACAAATTGAAGGCACTTTTAGTCATTATTTAATTGCTACTGAAGAAGAATTTAATAATTATATAATTAATAATAATACGTCCCAATCTTCTGTAAGTAATGTATCACAAAATATATCCCATCATAGTAACATATTAGACTATATACCTAATTCTTTTAAATATATAGGACCTAAAAATGGAGCAATGCAATTATTGTTTAAAGAAGATAATACTATAGTAGATTTACTTGATATAGGAACAAAAAAATATCTTGAATCAAAATTTCCAAATTTATATATAAGTATTCTTGATGATTGGTCATCTGGTGAAATGTATTTTAATTATATTAAAGACTTACCAATAGATAATAATGAAAAATTAGTAATATTTAAACATCATTTTAAGCATTATTTTTTTATTGTAGCTACTTTAAATGATTTTAATAAATATTTTGTTCCAGTGAAAAGAAGAAAATATTATAAAAATTCTTCTGTAAGTAATGTAGATATTAAAAAATCAAATATAGAAATAGAACAAGACATCTCCCACCACAGTAATATACTAGACAATATACCTAATTCTTTTAAATATATAGGACCTAAAAAAGGAATAATACAATTCTTCTTTAATCAAAAGAATATTATAATATACTTTTCTAATATAGAAGATATAGGAACAAAAAAATATCTTGAATCAAAATTTCCAAATTTATATGTATATTTTTTTGATGATTTATTATCTAATAAATTCTCTCTTAATTATATTAAAGATTTACCAATAGATGATAATGAAAATTTGGTATTAATATTTTATCGACAAAAATCTGTAGTACTTTCTATCGATGAATTTAACAAATATTTCGTTCCAGTAAAAAGAAGAAAATCTTATAGATATTCAAATATATTAAATTATTTATTAACTAAATACTATAAATATGTAGGACCTAAAACAGATTATTTAAATAATCGTACAAAAATAATATTACACAATTTTATTAATAGTAAAAAAGACCTTAAATTTATATTACCTACATGGTTTCCAGTTTATTATTTAAAAGATATTATAGAAAATAATAAATTACAAGCATATCATAATATTGATTTATTACCTTTTAACGAAAATGAAAAAATTGTTTTATTAATATTTAAGCGTTATTTTTTTATTGTAGCTACTTTAGATGAATTTAATAAATATTTCGTTCCAGTGAAAATAAAAAAATCTTATAAAAATTCTTCTGTAAGTAATTACAGTAATATATTAGACCATATACCTAGCACTTTTAAATATATAGGACCTAAAAAAGGAGCAATACAATTATTCTTTATACAAGATAATACTATAGTAGATTTACTTGATATAGGAACAAAAAAATATCTTGAATCTGCATTTCCAGATTTATATGTACATGTTTTTGATAATTTATTATCTGGTATACTAGTTGTTGATTACATTAAAGATTTGTCAATAGATGACAATGAAAAATTAGCGTTAATATTTTATAGACAAAAATATATAGTAATTCCTATTGATGAATTTAAAAAATATTTTGTTCCTGTTGTAAATAAAAAAAGTTCAAGTATTGTTAATTATTTAGATTTTAATTATTCTGAATTTGTGCCTAAATATAATGTATTTAAAAAGTTCATAAAAACAAATAAACAATTAACCTTTGTTACAGTTAGTGTTGGAAAAAAGGATAATATAATAGATGAATTATTAAAAACTAATCCACAATCAATGACTGTGTATTATTATGAAGGTGGTAATACATTTAATTTATATCGTATTTCCGATATTAAAAATTGTTTTCCAGATAATGAAATATTTGTTATTGGACTTTATGGAATTAAACCTACTATACAATATTACTTAATGTTATCATTAAATGATTTTTATAAAAATTTTATTCCTTTAAAAAAACAAGAAAAACAAAGTTCTTATCCTACAGGAGATTTGTGGATTTCTCCAAATGGGGATGCTTATTCAGTTACACAATCTCATTTTATAACTGCGCAAGAGATAATAAAAAATAATAAAGCGTTACAAGAATACTTAGAAAAGTATTATCATAGAATAGACCCAGTTTCATTTTTACTAAAAATTGGATGGATACGTGTAGCTAAATTAAATTATCAGATGATAAATATAGAAATTCATAATTTGAGAAAAGCTAAAGATTCTCTTATTATGTATCTTTCGTTTTTACCAAAAAATGTATCAATATATATGGAAGTTTCTGGTGATGCTAGAGCATTTATAGATGCTAATGAAGCTATAGAACACATAGATGATTTTCGTACTTATTCTTCAATCAAAGAATCAAATATTTTAGAGCAATTTAACAATATTTATGTACCTAAAACACCTGAATTTAAAAAATTATTGGGTAGAAATTCTGATTTTGAAGTAATAAAAGTAAGTAGTTTAAAAAATATTATTAATGATGAAATACACAATTATTATATTTCTGATGGTATTTATTATGTTAATAAAAATAATACATTATTATATATTGATTTTTCTAAAAAATATTTATTTGAAGATGAAGAAGCAATAGTTGTATTTGGAAGATATAGAAGAAATAAAAAACTTAATTATATGATAATAGCATTAGATAAATTTATAGAAAATTTTGATAATTATAATAAGTTCACAAAACATACATCAAAGACTTCAAATATTCGTAAATCAGTAGAAGAAATAGCAGAGGAAGTACAAAATGATATTATCCGTGCTAATGATTACTATGCTGATTTCACTGCAATGTGTCTTGAATGTTCTAGAAAATTAGCGTTGGCACTTAAACAAGAAGGTTATAAGAATGTATATCTTGTAATTGGTAAATTTATTATTGATAAACCCGATTATTCTAAATATGAAACTTGGAATAGTGAGGATTTTAATTCGGATGAGGAAATGGAGTCCGAAATGTATACCCCACTGCATTACTGGGTGGAAGTTGATGGTAATATTGTTGATATAACTGCTAATCAATTTAATTCAGAATTGGAGGGAGAACATTATCCTCCAATTGTTTATGGGACATATGAACAATATCCAAGATATATTAAGATTCATGTTCAAAAGATAAGTGCAGCACAACAACAACATATTTCATGGTTATATCCAGAGAATGAATTTATTTATAATAAAAAAAAGTATTCTAATATATTAAATCATTTTACTAAAGAACATTTTTTACAAAATGAATTTTGGAAATTAGTATTACCGTTTACTGATAAAAACGTTGAACTTGAATTTCGTGGTTTAAATGTACTTCCATATTCAAAAGCTATAAAAATATATAAATTAAACAAAACAAATTTTATTACTACCTATAACAATATAGATGAAATAATAAAAGATATTCAAGAAAAAGATAAGAATGTAGTAATTCTTTATTTAGGTTCTTTACTTTCTTGGACATCATTAGATTATTTTTTACAGCATGCTGTGGTTGATAAAAGATTTAATAAACAATCTAGTATAGTAGATTATTTTAATAAAGATTTACTTATCAATACAAAATATTGGTATTTACGTTTTGATACAAAACATGGCAGTTTTAATGTAGATGTTACTATAGATGATATTATGAAATATCAAGATGCAAAGAATAAAAATTATAATTTAGATATATTAAATTTACATTGTGATGAATTTGATAAAAAAGAAAAATTTAATTCCATAAGAAAAAATAATGAATATATTGTAATTTATTATATATGCGATGATAGATATTACTCTTGGTCTTCATTAGACTATTTCTTGAATCATCTTTTTAAACCATTTACTAAAAATGGTAGTAACATTATAGATTTATTTAATAAAACATTGATTAAAAATTCCGATAGATGGTTTTTTTATTTTAAAGATATAGGAGATTATATTTATGTACACATAATAAATGCACTTCCATATAAACAAGCTGTTAAAAAATATGCATTGAATTCTAAATATAAATTTATTGGAGATAGACTTATTACTAATGATGATTATATAGTTTTATTTTGTAAATACAATTTTAAAAAACAAAAAGCATCACTTGATTATTATTATACTAACATAGATTACTTTTTAGAAAATAGTAAAAATAATAAAATAGTAAATAGTAGTATTAAAACTTTTTCTTCATTTTATGGATGGATGAGTCCAGAAGGTGAATATTATGCTATCAATGATATTTTAATGACACATGCCCAACTTGCTGTAGATATATTAAAAAATAAATTAAAATATAAAGAAAAAATATCTGAACTATATAAAGCGAATTATATTCTTTTAAATATGGGTTGGCTAAGAATAGATGGAGAAAATATAGAAATTGGTAATTATAAAAAAGCTAAAGATTCACTAATTGAATATTTATCTTTATTGCCACCAAATAAAAGTGTCTTTATTGATATAGAAAATAAACCTTTATTATTTAAATCTCCAAATGAAGCATTAGAATATATAGAAAATGTAAGATTATCTTATGTAGAAAATTTTTATGGTTTGATAAGTCCAAGTGGTGAATTATATCAAGTTGGAGATAATGAAACTCATATTCAATTGGCAAATAAAATAGTATTAAATAATCCTCGTTTAAAACAATTTTTATCAAAAACTGAAAATGTTGATGAATATGATAGTGAATCTTTAAAATTGTTACTGAGATTAGGTTGGATTAGAGTTGTTGGTTCTACTATTGAAGTTGTAAATTATACTAAAGCTAAAGATGCATTAATATATTATTTATCACTTTTATCATCTAATAAAATTGTTTCTTTAGACATTGATGGTGAATATAGGACATTTTCTAATCCTAGAAAAGTATTAGATTACTTAAATATTTACTATTAATAAGTTTATGTTTTTAACATTTAAAAATATTACTAAATATAATGATTTACAAAAAGTAGCTATGCCAGTTCCTCTTATGCAAGAATTTGTTTCTTACATTGGAAGAGAACGGTTACCGTATTTTAATAAATCTACTAAAGATTTTATTGAACAAAATATGTCCAAATACAGACATACAGGAGATGACCTTTATTTATTACAAGGATATGTAATAGAAGAATATGTATCTGGTATACTTCAAAATATACCATATTATGTTTCTTTTTTTAATAGATATTTACCTCCCAATCTTAAATTAAGAATAAAAAGCCACTCTTATTTAAAAAACATATCGAATGTATTGAATACAATTGATGTTAATTATGAATGGTTAGCAAATAAAGAATATGAAAAATTAATCAACTTTTTAGATTTACATTCTATTTATAAAGGAAAGTATTCATTTAAAATTGATTTTACAAACGAAGAAGATAAAAAAAATTTCATAAATAATATAAGAAATAAAGTTAATGAAGCATTACCAAATGATAAAATTAATATAAATTGGAGTGATGATTATGTAAGAGGTAATGATTACTTAATAATAGAACCAAAATTTTCTGATTTATTTCAAAACATAACATGGAACTGTGCATATTCTGGATGGGATATTGGTCATTTATATCATGTTATAGAACAAGACTTTAAAAAAGAAAAAGAAGATAAACAAATAAATGTTTGGAATATTATTAATATATCTTCTAATAAAGTATTAAATAAATTGTTAATTATAAAAAATATTATTGAAGACTATAGAAATACAATTTTTTCTTCACTTAAATTTTCAAATATTATAAATGAAATTCGTTATGAAGTAGTTCCAGCAAGTGAATTTAATGAATTATCGAATTTACCATGGGTAAATCGTTCAAATATACATTTAGACTATCCTTCAGATACAGAAGGTATTGTAGCGAAATATAAAGAAAAAATTATTGGTGTAATGGGATTTCAGATTCTTGATGTAAAATATAAAGGTTTACCAGTTATAGGTCATACTGTTGTATTAGTTAATCCTAGATATGCAAATAAAGGAATAGGAAAAAAATTACAAGAAGCATTTATTAGTTATCTAAATGGATTATTTGGCGTAGACAATTACTATATTGTAAGTGGAGCTTTAACTCCAAAAGGACAGAAAATGCTTGATTATCGTAGGTCTTTGATGTTTGACCCAGAGAAATTAATTGTCGATGAACCAGGAATTGACCCAGAGATAGCATTAGAGCATCATGTTATGGATAAAGAGGAAGACCTTAATAAAGTAATAACATCATTAAAATTCTCGAATATTATTAGAGTGTTTGATTCGGATATGGAAATTGATGCATCTCTAAAAACCTCAGTAAGAAAGAAAATTATTGATTGGTCGAAGTTACGACTTATTTTCAAAACGAACCATGTTTTAAATCATATAGAAGCAATATACGATGGGAAAGTAATAGGTAGTCTTTATTTTGAAATAATTAGGAATAAAGTTTATATACTTGAGACAACTGTTAAAGCTGCGTATCGTAACCAAGGTCTTGGTAAATTTATGCAAGAAGCTCTTATTTCTTATTTAAATGGTAAATTTGGTATTGGTAATTACAGTGTTTTTACTGAGGTAATTTCGCCTGAAGGATATGCTATAGCAAGAGAAAGAAGCCGTTTAATGTTTAATCCTGAGAAAAATAAAATAGATTGGTCAGGTATTGAAGAAGCTGTTGATTTGGATGAAGATTATGATATAAAATTTGTAGTGAAATATTTGAAAGAACATGGTATTCCAGTTGATGATACTGGCGGTTATATTACTGTACCTACTAACTATATCGATGAAGCAAATGAATTGATTAAAGAACTACCTAGAAAAAAAGAGTCAAGACTATTATTTACAAATATAACAAAAGTGTCTTCACCTAAATTTTCAGATGTTAGAGATATAAAACCACATCCTTCTGTAGAAGAAGCATTTAAAGATAGTGTAGTTCGATATGAAGATGGTAGTTTAAAACCAGTATTTCATGGTACTCCGTTTATTTTTGAAGAATTTAATCCAAGGAAAACCAAAGAAATAGGATTTCATTTTGGTCCTGTAGAACAATCAAATATAATATTAAAGAAGAGAGAACAATGGTCAGATAGACCAAAAGCTATCAAATTTATAGAAAATGTTCCTGTTTATTATAATGATAATTATAATAAAGAAATTAAATATGCACCTAATATTCATCCAGTATTTTTAAATATTAAAAATCCATTATATCTTCCAGATGTAGGTACTTGGGAAATTCAAGAAATTATGGATGCATTAGTAAAACGTAAAATATTAAAATATATACCAGGAGAGGAAGATGAATATGGATATGAAATTAATAGTAAATATGTTGATAGATATGGAAATATTGTTCCTTATCCAAAGAATAATAGGGAATTAAAACTATTACTTAAAAGATTTGGTTATGATGGAATAGCATATAAAAATAAATATGAACGTGGTACTAGAGGAAAAATAGATTGGACATATATACCATTTTCAATAGACCAAATTCAACCAGCATTTTTACCACTAAAAGGGAAATCTAACATTGATAAATTATTAAATATTAATGAAGATTTATTAGTATTTTCATCGAATAAACAATTAATAAACAAATTAAATAGTGTTTCTTCAATTAAATTTTCTAATATACTTAATTCATTACCTAAACTTTTACCTGAACCTTTAGTTAATTTATTACATGCATTATATTGTGTAGAATCATTATTACCTTTGTACGAAAGTGTATTTCCTAATGATGAAACAGTAAAAAATGTAATTAGAAGTGTATATAAGTGGTTAAATAATCCTACAACAGATAATTATAATGATGCTATATTACAGGGTGAATTAGCATTAGATAGGTCGCATAAAATACGTAATTCTAATACATGTTATGCTATAGCAAACGCAGCAGGATATTTAGGTATTTCAGTTTCAAATTATGGAGATACGGCTCGTGTAGACCAATCTCGTAAATATGCATTGATAGCTAATGAGAACTTAGATTACGATGGATTAAAATTAAAAGCTAAACGTAATGCATTTCAATATTTAACACCAAAATTATTAAAAATATATAATGACATTGGAAAATTTGCTAATATATTAAACGTATTTCCGTCAGAAGTTCCTACAGAGATAATTGTAGATTCTCTTTGGTTATTATATTGTTTAGAAGAATTAATACCTATTTGTGAAAATAAATCTTTTGTTAAAAAAGATTTTAATATTAGAAAAGTATTAAAAATTGCAAAAAAATATATATTTGAAAGAACAAGTTCAAATTTAGAATTATTAAAAAACACATATAATGATTTAATAATTTTAAAAAATCGTGTAAATTCTGATGCGTTACATTTTGGTGGAAAGTATGATATGCTTAAATATTGTATTCATGCAATATCAAATAGTATTTTATATATAATAAATGGTGATTATGAAGATAAAATTGATGCACTTACTTCTATAAATTTTCTTAGGCAACAATTCAACATATCCATTGATGTAGAGTCATTAAAATTAAAAGCAGAATCAGACGCATGGTATATATTAAATAATCAATTAAAAAAATGAATTTAAGTTTTTCAAATATATTAAACGTAATACCTAAAGAAGTACCAAGTGATATATTGGTAGATATATTAACAGCAATTTATTGTGCTGAAAAAATAATTCCTGCATATGAAAAGGAAAGACCGAATGATAAATCACTACGGTCGGCTATTAATTTAGTTAAACGATGGCTTAAAAATCCAGAATCTGTAAAATATGGACAACTTATGAATACTGCAACTCTAATACGTAGATTAGCAGATTCTGATTTAATGGAAATTAATAACCCTGCTGAAGCAGTTTCATATGCTGTAGAAGCAGCTGGACTAGCTAGTGTTAAACTTAAAACATCACTTGATTATGAGATAGGTGCTAGAGTATCTTTATCTATTAGTTATTCAGAAGAACTTGCTAATTGTAATAAGTTATATTCTTTTAATGAATCAGAATTGAGAAATAAAGCAAAAGATGATTTATTATATATGAATAAATTATCTAATATAAACGAGTTTTGTTTTATGAAAAATAAAATATACGGGCAATTGGAACAACCATCTGAAGTAATGCGTGGCAATAAATCAAAAACTATTATTAGCAATGGAGTTCAAGAATCATCTATAATTACAATTGGCGATAGCTTCGTAATAGTACCAGATTCTAAATTATATAATAAGATGCTTGAATTTATTGATTCACATTTATTACCAGATACTAAACAATATATTATATATAAATATAATAATTTAGATAATTACTTATTAAATTGTTATTTATTCTTAAATAGTATAGACCGTAGAAATAGTATTCTTATTTTTGGTGTGTATAATCCAATACATAAAAATCAATTAATGGAATTAAGATTATCATTTGATGAAATAAAAGATTTAATAAAAGTAGATTCATATGATGTTGGTTATATTTCTCCAGTTGCACAACCTATAAGAGAACAATTAGATTATCCTAATTTTAGAAAACAAAATTATAATACATATGATTTACAATTACTTAAATTTTCTAATATATTAGAACTTTTTAAATTAGATAGTATATTAAATAATAGTCATATTACATATTCACAAATATTTAATAGTTTCTTTTCTTATGAACCATTAGGAGATTTACCTAATGAACCATCTAAATACAAGATTAGACAAAAAATAAATGCTGGAGTAACTGGTATAAAAATAAAATTTGACCCAATATTAAATTCTATAAATATAATATATCATGAAACTCCTATAATTAAATTTTATCCTAATAAATTAGAACTTAATACTGGTGGTTGGTATACAAAGTATACTAAAGAAATGATGAATAGATTTTTAAATTTTGCTGGAATTCCATTAAAAGTTATACATAGGTATCGTAGATACGAAAGGTCTCCTTTTAATACAGGAATATCATACGAAAATAAAATGAAATTACATAAAGAATATAATAAACTTTATTCAGCTTTATATGTTGAATCTTCAGATGGAAAATATTACAAAATGGATGATGAACCTATGGAAGCTACGTATGAAGGTATAGTTTTGAATAGAATACCGTGGGAAGGTAAATTAAAGGTTAGTAGTTTTGATTTTGATTTTAGTAATTTATCTAATAATTATTTTGATATTGATGAATTTTTTAGATATGCTAAAAAAAATCAAATTTGGTCATACATTAGAAACGGAGAAGGAAAATTTCAAGGTCAAGATGTTAGAAGATTTGTTAGAATTACAGAATTAGACGAATATAATGGTTTTGTCTACGGTGTGTTTGGATATAATCTTGAAGATGTAGTTGTAGAAGATTCTATTTCTGTAGGTACTCCTAGAAAAGATAACTGGAGAAATATAAAATTTGAGCAATTATATAAAAGTTTATGAATATTATTAACTTCATAGGTCAGATTTCTTTAAAAGATTTTATAAAAAATTTTGATAAAATTGTATCACCATATCAAGTATGGAAATTTATAAATCCAGGGTTACAAAAGCATGGAATTAATCATTACATATATATTTATATTGGTGAAAATCCTAAAAGAGTAGATAGTTTTATGAACTCAGTAATAGCTTCTAATTCAGAAAATGAAAATCCAGAAAAAGTATTAACATATACTAAATTAAATTCTCAAGTATCTATACCAGATTCTTGGCTAAGAAGTAAAAATTTAGTTTATTTAGTAAAATCAGATTTTAGAAAAGAATCAAATACGAATTCTATAAATTTAAAATTTTCTAATATATTAGAACATCTTAATTATGAGAGATGGTATAATGAATTAAAAGATTATTATTATGATAATCTTCATGATGGAGATTTAGCATATAATATTAAAATACATAGACTTAATATACCAGAAGAAGTAGAAGAAAAATTAAGTCCACAAGCCATTGATAATATTATATGGAGTACAGCAGGATGGGCATTAGAAGATTTTATTGATTATTTAAAATCAGAATTTAAAGATATATCATCAGTATTTCAAGCTGGAAGATCTGGTGGATGGTTACATATACAATTTTCATTTGATGATACTTATAAATATTACATATGGGATGCTGTAACTGAAGATGAAGATATAGAACATGCTTTATATAATATAATACAAGAAGAAGATGATGATAGTGATGAAGAATATGTTAAAGAAAAATTAAACGTTCTTACTCAAATAGGTTTTAAGTCAAAAGAAATTTTAGATATGTTAAAAAATATAGAAATAAGAGTTAAAGAATTAGTATCAGGATTTATTGACGATTTAGAATCAATGGAATTCTGGCAACAGTATATAGACACATAACAATAAATAGTAAATATAAAATATATGAATAGTATTAACACTATAAATTTAAAATTTTCTAATATATTAGAACATCTTGATTATGAGAGATGGTATTATGCATTATATCATTATATACGTAATAAAAATAATTATCATAATAACAATTTAGCATTTTACATTGAAAATTTATATGATGTTAATGTACCTGAAGAAGTAAATAATAAATTAAATAGTTATGCAATTAATGATATAATAAACGATAATATTTATGAAGAAGTAGTAAATATGAATTACGAATTAAAATCAAAATTTAAAGATATAAATAAAATATCAATTAATGGATATTGGTTAGAAATAGAATTTATTTTCTTATATGGATATAAAGATGTAATTTTGGAATCTATTTTTAACGATGAAGATATTAACGATATTGTTGATAAAATAATAGAATATAAATATAATTATGATTATACTTTTAATGAAAGTAAAGAAAAAAAAGAAAGACTTAATATACCTATGGATTTAGGGATTGAATCAAAAGAAATGTTATATATGTCAAAAGAAATAGAAAAATATATAAAAGAAAGATTTAATCTTTTACATGATAATTTAGAATCAATGGAATTCTGGGAACCGTATATAGATATATATAGCAATGAATAATAAATATAAAATGTATGAATATTATTGAAAGTATAGGTAAGTTTTATATTAAAGATTTTATAAAAAATTTTGATAAAATTGTATCACCATATCAAGTATGGAAATTTACAGATTTATATACACGAGTATATAAATCACCTTATTTATATCTTGGAGAAAATCCTAAAATAAAAGGATATTTTATTAATTCAGCAATGCTTTCTGATGTAATGTATGAAAATCCTGAAAGAGTATTAAGGAATACTAGACTTAATTCTTAAACTCGTGGAGTTTATATACCAGAACATTGGTATAGAAGTAAAAATTTAGTTTATTTAGTAAAATCAGATTTTAGAAAAGAGTCAAATATGAATTCTATAAATTTAAAATTTTCTAATATATTAGAATATCTTAATTATGAAAAATGGTATGATGAATTAAAAAACTATTATTATGATAATCTCCATAATGGAGATTTAGCATATAATATTAAAATATATAGATTTAATATGCCAGAAGAAGTAGAAGAAGAATTAAGTCCAGAAATCATTGATAATATTATACGGGAATATGCATCAATTGAATTAGATTATCTTATTGATTATTTAAAATCAGAATTTAAAGATATATCATCAGTATTTCAAGCTGGAAGGTCTGGTGGATGGTTACATATACAATTTTCATTTGATGATATTTATAAACGTAGAATATGGTACGGTATAACTAAAGATAAAGATATAAAATATGTTTTAGATGATATAGTACAAGTAGAAGACGATAATGATGAAGAATATACTAAAGAAAAATTAAATGCTCTTATACAAATAGGTTTTAAGTCAAAAGAAATTTTAGATATGTTAAAAAATATAGAAATAAGAGTTAAAGAATTAGTATCAGGATTTATTGATAATTTAGAATCAACAGAATTTTGGGAACCGTATATAAACTAACAAATAAAGGAGAAAAAAATGAAATACCCAATAGGAAGTATAATATTATTTAATTCTAAAAAAGGTGGATGGTTTTCAACAGCACAAAGGTTTTTTACTAGAAAACCATATACGCATTCAGCTATTATATTTCCAGATGAATTAGGGATACCGTCATTTTTTGGGGCGGATATGACAGTAAATAAACAACCAGTATCTGTATTTGAAAATGATTTAACAATCGATTATCAAGTATGGGAATGGGTTATTCCACAAGAACATATAGAAGAAGTGTTACAATATGTTTACACTACTTTTGCTGGAAAAACGTATGATTTTCTACAAGTAGTTTGGTTTGTATATAGATGGTTTATGGAAGTATTTTTTCATAAAGATGTACGTAAAAGAAAAAATTGGTTTGGTACACCAAAACATCCTATTTGTTCTGAATTAACTTGGTATTTTTGTCAAGCAATGACTATAAATAAACCAATATGTCAAAAAATACTTAACGAATGGTCTCCTGAGACATTTCATTCTGGAGACCAAGCTGAAGTTATGCAACGTTTTGAAAATCTTGGTGTTGTTAGAAAAATTTACGAACGATGGGAAAAATAAATTATTAATAATAAGGAGTATTTATGGAAACTTTTATTTTATCTTTGTTAATTATTTTAGTATTTGGAATTATAGATTATTTCGCATATAATATTGTATATAGAAATACATTAGCATTACATTTTTATCGTGTAATTCAAAATATCAGTTGGATACTGATTTCTTATAATTTGTTTATTATAAAACCAATATATGCTTTTCAATTTTTAATTTTATATTTTGGATGGTTAGCTGATTGGATTTATTATTTTATATGTGAATTAACAGATGGTTTCGGTACAAACTGGTTGCCTGGTAAAGGAGCCATTAAATCCGAAGTTCTTTCCGATTCTGTTGTTTGGGCATGGTGGACATTTGTTGGTATATTCACACGATTAATTCCTGGAAAAAAAGATGTTCCAATAAAAGGAATAGTTTTAATTATTCAAAGTATTGTTTGCATACTCATATCTTTACTTATTGGCCTATAATAGCAGAATGCTTACAGACATATCACCAGATTGCACGAACATATTATACTACTTCCACAAAAATGGATACGTAAAATTATTGTTCCTACGAGTATTCTTGAATTAAAACTAAAATTTCGTTAGATTACGTCTACATATATTTACACCTCAATTATTCAATTTCAGGAGTTATTTCTGTTATGGATAAGTTTCGTCTTTCAGACTCTTTTGTAGAATCTTATAAAAATAAAAAACCACCATTTGGATTTAATGGATTAGGAGAATTAGTATTTTTTCAAACATATTCACGTATAATTCATACTACTTCATGCAAAGAAAATAATTATAAAAATTGCAATTGTCAAAACGAACAATGGTGGGAAACATGTAGAAGAGTTGTTGAAGGTACTTATAATATGCAGAAAAAGCATATAGAAACTCATGGATGTGGTTGGAATGCATGGCAAGCTCAAAGGTCAGCACAACAAATGTATGATAGAATCTTTAATATGAAATTTCTCCCACCTGGAAGAGGATTATGGGCAATGGGAAGTGAAATTACTGAGGAAAAAAATTTATATGCATCTTTGAATAATTGCGGATTTGTTAGTACAAAAAACTTAAAAGAAGATTTATCCAAACCGTTTTTATTTTTGATGGATATGTCGATGTTAGGTGTTGGAGTAGGTTTTGATACTCTTGGAGCTGGACAAATAATAATTAAAGGACCTAATACAAAAAGAAATAAAGAAGTATATCAAATACCAGATTCAAGAGAGGGATGGGTAGAATCATTAAGATTATTATTAGAATCTTATTTTTTAGGTACTGCTCCAATAGAATTTGATTATTCATTGATTAGACCAGCAGGTTCAATAATTCGTGGATTCGGAGGTGTAAGTTCTGGATATAAAGCATTGGAAGATATGCATAATGATATAAAAAAAGTTTTAGATAAAGAAAAAAATCAGCCTATATCTGTAACTGCAATTGTGGATATAATGAATTTAATTGGTAAGGCAGTTGTATCTGGAAACATTAGGCGTAGTGCTGAAATAGTATTTGGTGATATTAATAATACTGAATATTTAGATTTAAAAAATTATAGTAAGAATCCACATAGAGAAAGTTATGGATGGGCTAGTAATAATTCTGTTTTTGCAAAAATTGGGGATAATTACGAAAATGTTTGTGAAAGAATTTTAATAAATGGTGAACCTGGATTTGCATGGTTAGAAAACATGCGTAACTTTTCTAGAATGAATAATGGACCAGATTATAAAGATAGACGTGCAGATGGAGGAAATCCTTGTTTAGAGCAAACACTTGAATCCTATGAATTATGCAATCTTGTAGAAACTTTTCCTTATAGACATTCATCATTAGAAGATTTTCTTACAACTTTAAAATATGCATATTTATATGCTAAAACAGTTACTTTAGGTAAAACTCATTGGGTAGAAACAAATAGAATTATTTTAAGAAATAGAAGAATAGGATGTTCTGTAAGTGGTATAGCTCAATTTATTACAAAATATGGTATAGAAACTTTAAGACAATGGTTAGAAGCTGGATATAATGAAATACAAAAATGGGATGGAATATATTCTGAATGGTTAGCTGTACCAAGAAGTATTAAAACCACTAGCGTAAAACCAAGTGGATGTCGGCCATCGGATGCTTTAACCTCTACAAAACAAGGTATATTAACTCTTGAAGAATTATTTGAACAGCATAATGAAAAAGAAATATGGTCTAATTGTGAAGGATATACTGTTATTCAGGAAAATAATACTGAAGAGAGAATAGTTAAAACGTATGTTAATGGAAAAACTCCAGTATATAAAATATTATGTAGTTATAATATAGAATTAAGGTCAACTGGTAATCATTTATGGTGGGTAAAAAAGAATTACAAAAATAAAAAATATAATGACGTAAATACATGGAAAAAAACAGACGAACTAACTTCAGAAGATATATTAGAAATAGTACCAGGTATTTATGATAAAGATTCTCCAGTATATTTAAAAGAATTAAATTCTATTTCATTTAAAATGAGAACAGACGCTAAAGATATTCTTCAACCGATAATACTCACACCAGATTTAGCATGGTTCTTCGGTTATTTATGGGGAGACGGTGCTATGTCTCCAGGTAAATTTAGAATAAGATTTATAGATGGCAGGTTGGATAATCTAAAAAAAGCACAAAATATTGTAAAAGAATATTTTGGATTAGATTCTGTAATATATAAAGCAAGTCAACATAGAAAGGCTTGGACATTAGATATTAGTTCTAAATTTTTGTGGCATTGGCTTATTCGTAATGATGTGTTCAAGTATTATAATGACAAATTATCATTCATTCCTAAAGTAATTCGACAAGGAAGTGCTGAGGTAATTATAGCATTTATTGCTGGTTTAATAGATGCAGATGGATGTGTTAGTGCTCGTGAAAGAAGTAATGTTGTAATATTATCTACTGCTGATGAAGAATTTGCAAGACATGTACAAGATATTAGTTTAGCTGTAGGTATAGTCTTTAGTAGGTCGCATAATACACAAGGATATAATCTGCAAAAACGAAAATCTATGTGGTTACTTACTTCGATGCCAGAATCTAATGTTGAACGTTTTATGTTATTAAAGAAGCACTCAGTAAAGATGCAAAATTATAATATGAAACGTCCAGATTTACCTTGGAATTGTGAATTAAAAACTTCTCATAGAATACTTGGAAAAGTAAAAAGTGTATCGTTAATTGGAGAAATGAATACCTATGATATAGAAGTAGAGAATTCACATTGGTATTATGCTGGTGCAGTAAAAAGTCATAATACAGTGTCGTTACTTGCTGGTGCTACACCAGGAATACATTATCCTGAATCAAGATTTTATATTAGACGAATAAGATTAAATAAATTTTCTAAATTATTAGAACCTCTAAAAAAAGCAGGATACACAATAGAACCATGTTATGGTTTAGAAGAATCTACTGTAGTTGTAGAAATACCAGTAGATGTTGGTGAAGGACTTCGTTCTGTATCTGAAGTATCTATGTGGGAACAGTTATGTCTAGCAGCATTTATGCAAAGATATTGGAGTGACAATCAAGTGTCAGCAACTATAACATTTGACCCAGAAAAAGAAGGACATCAATTATCCAATGCATTAAATTATTTCCAATATCAATTAAAAGGTATATCATTTTTACCACGTTATACAACTAAACCATATAGACAAATGCCATATGAAGCAATAACAGAGGAACAATATAAAGAAAAAATAAAAAATATTAATAAAGTTAATTTTGGACGTGTTAGAGGTTCTGAAGCTGACGTTGATAAATTCTGTTCAAACGATGTTTGTGAAATAAAGTCTGGAGTATAATTATGAACGATAATTCTATTATGCCTTTTGGCAAGTATAAGGGTACTAAATTAATAAATGTACCAGCTAGTTATCTACTGTGGTTATACAGTCAATGGACTGAAACTACACAACTAGATGATAATCAAAAAGAACTTAAAGAATATATTGAAGATAATATGCAAGTATTAGAAATGGAGTTAAAACAGGAGAAAAAAAAGATATGAATGTAAGACTTATAGCTATAACAAGTCCATGTTTATCTGAAAAAAAATTAACTCCAGAAGAATTTATAGTCTATATAGCTCGTGTGAGTAATCCTTCAAATCAATTAAATACTGAAACTGCTAATGTTTTATTAAAATATCTTATAGATAATAAACATTGGTCTCCATTTGAACATGTAACAATGACTGTAGAGATTACTACAAGTAGGGCTATAGCACAGCAAATTATTAGACATCGTTCATTTTCATTTCAAGAATTTTCTCAAAGATATTCTATTGTTAATGAATTTGAACCGATTCAACTTAGATATAAAGCTGATAAAAATAGACAATCTTCTTCAGAAGAATTAAAAAATGATGATAAAATAATAGCATATGAAATAGTTAATAATGTTTTAAAAACAATTCAAGATGCATATAAAAAATTAATAGATATGAATGTAGCAAAAGAATGTGCACGATTTATATTGCCTTTAACTTCTAAAACTGTAATTTATATGACTGGTTCTGTTAGGTCATGGATTCATTATATACAATTACGTTCTGATGAACATACTCAATTAGAACATAGACAGATAGCTGAAAATATAAAATCTATATTTAAACAGAATTTTCCTTTTATTTCTAAATGTTTGAATTTTTAATTTTTTTATAACTTTATTATGGAGAATCATTTCATGAATAAATATTCACTATCAATAGATGGATTTTTAATGCGAAATGGTAGATATTTAATGTGTCCATTTTCAAGAAATAATTGTGGTGAATTATGTGCTTTATTTGAAAAATTAGAAGTTGGTGTTACATTACATTGTAAGAATGTTTATTATCCATTAAATTCTATAGAAAATAATAATGATAATAATTATATTAATGAATATGAAAAATAATATTATTGAATTTAGTCCTATATTATCTGGAACAGGAAATAAATATTGTAAACATGGTAATGGAACAGGTTATGGAGACTTTTCATTTGGAGATGGATTATATAATGGATTTAGAAATGGTAATGGAATAGGTATGGGGTATGAATATGCAAATGATAATGTATATACTCACTCTATTTTTTTAGAAAAATTAAAATATAATATTATATAATAGTATGCATTTAAATATAGTAGAATTTAATGATTTTATGTTAAATTATTATTATGGGTATAAATATTATACTTATAATTCATTTTATACAGATATTTTTGGATGTGGTTATGGATGTGGTATTGATATAGGTATTTTATATCCAAATAATGGTAATGGTATAGGTTATGGCGATATGATTATAAATGGTATTAGAATTGGTTATTTAAGGTCAAACATAGAACAATTTAAATATTTAAGGGTAATAAACTAATGGAAATTAATCTTTCTCCAAGAGATTCACTTGATGAATTATTAAATAAAGAAAAAATATGTCAATGGAGTGAAATAAAAAATAATACATTTTATCCTTCATCTAAAACAATAGATAAATTAAAACCTGGTAAATACGTGTGTAATTGGTATAGAGGGTTACCTACTATCGAATGGCGTGATATTACGTTAGATGAATTATATGTATTTCCTAATAGTACTATGGAAAAAGTATTATTAGAAGTTAAAGATTTTTATAATAATAAAGAGAAATATTTAAAACATAATTTATTACATAGAAGAGGATTATTATTATACGGACATCAAGGCAATGGTAAAACATCCATAGTACAATGTATAATGAAATATGTAATTTTTGAACAAAATGGTATAGTAATAGATTGTGATTGCGACCCACTGCTTCTAGAAACACTTTTAGATAGTATTAGAAAAATAGAACCAGAAAGACCAGTAATGTGTATTTATGAAGATATAGACGCTATAATAAATAATTATGGTGATGATAAAATATTATCGATACTAGATGGTGAATATCAAATTAATTATGTATTAAATGTTGCTACTTCAAATTACGTAGAAAAATTAGATAACAGAATAATTAATAGACCAAGAAGATTTGATAGTATTATTAAAGTTCCTACTTTATCTAGAAAAGAAAGAGAATTATATTTTGAAAAGAAAATAAAATTTAATGATGAAGAAGAAAAAAGCAGATGGTTAAATGCTACTGAAGGATTTTCTTTTGCAGCATTAGCAGAAATGGTTATTTCAGTAAAAATATTAGAACAAAATTTTGATGAAACTGTTAAAAAATTAAAAATGATGTGCAAAAATGAATCTGTCAAAAAACCGTTAGGGTTTAATGAATAAAAATTAATATTTTAACTATTGACAAATCAAATATATTATATTATATTATTAGTGTAATTAACTGATTTAATATTTATAGGAGATACATTATGCATTATGTTGAAGACATGGTTAGCACAAAAGGTATTGTTCCATGGCATGGTATTGGTACAGTACTTAAAGAAAATTTAATTACTGCTGAAGATATTATTAAATATGTAAACTTTGATTTTGAAGTTCAAAAAAGACCAAATTCAACAATTGTTAATGGAAAAAACGTAATTCATGATGATTCATTTTCACTAATAAGAGTGAATAAAGATGGTAGTGAGTCTGTACTGTGTAGTACAGTTGGAAAAAACTACACTGTCATTCAAAATGTTGAAGCATTTGATTTCTTTGATAATATTGTCGGTAAGGGAGAAGCAATTTACGAAACTGCTGGTATTTTGAAAAATGGAAGGATTTGTTTTTTAACTGCTGTTCTTCCAGACTATATTAAGGTACTTCGTGAAGAAGATAAAGTTAAAAGTTATGTACTCTTGGTTAATTCCCACGATGGCACAACTGCACTTAGAGCTATGTTTACTAATGTTAGAGTTGTCTGTAATAATACTTTAACAGCAGCGATTAATTCTGCTGAATCTGTGGTTTCAATTCGACATACAAAATCGGCTAAAGAAAAATTATCCGAAGCTCAAAGGTTAATGGGATTAGTTAATCAATATAATCAGGAAATTTCAAAAATACTAAACAGAATGGCATTAACTAATATTACAGATAATGATATTATTGATTATGTTAATAAATTAATTCCCATAGAAGACAATGATTCCCTTTTGGTAAAGGAAAGAAAAAAAGAAAAGCATGATTTAATAATCGATTTAATGGAAAATGGGTTTGGGTCTGAGCTTTATGAGGGAAAAACGGTTTGGGGTTTGTACAATGCAACGATAGAAATGATAGACCATCATTTTAAGTATAAAAATGAAGAATCACGGGCAATTTCTTTATTAATCGGAAATGCTTCTAATTTAAAAAAGGAATCTTTTTCATTAGCATTGGAGTTGATATAAAATGAAATATTGGATGGTTACTTATATTGATGAAGATGAAAAAATTAAAAATACATATGTAAAATCTTCTAATGAAATATTAATTCCGTTTCATATTCATGAAATAGATAATAAGTTAAAAAAAGTAACTTCTTACAAAGAAGTTACTTTTGATGAATACAGTAAACATTTAAACAATTCAATAAATGAAGAAAAAATAGAAAATAAACATATAGAACATATTAAAAATAATAATATTTTAATTCTTAAAGAATGTAAAGAAAATAATGAATATTTAATACCATTTATTAATAAAAAACTGAAAGTTTTATCAATAAACGATGGTTCAGTTACAGTATTAATGGATGGTCAAATAACAACAATTTCACCAAATACAGAAGTTTGTATTAATAAAAATTAATGAAAAAGTACTTGACAAATGAATTTTATTATGCTATATTTATAGTGTAGATAATAACTAATTAACTAATTAATTAACCAAATATAAGGAGAATTATAATGATGATGATTAATGGGTTAAACAAAGTACCTGCTGTGATAACACTTGACAGAGGATTTATTATGATTGGTAAACTATCATCGTTCGACGACCATTATCTTATTGAGGAATGTTATAATTTACGTTCGTACAATACTGGATGCGGGTACGGCATGTTAAGAAACAACAAAAATATCATTTTGGATAAATTCAGTGACCTTAAAGTACCATGCCATTCACTAATCCATTTTTATGAGGTAAGCGAAGAGGATTTTAAGAATATCACAAAGGGATTTTAAAAAATTATAGAGGATTAAAAATGGATTGGGCATCAGTAACACATCAATGGCTAATTAGAGGAAGACCAGATGAATTTTTCAGAGCAGGATATTTCAAATTAAAGAAACCTATCCATATTTCGTTTGATGAGGATGGTAGGCTTCACAATGAAAATGGTCCAGCAATAGAGTTTGAGGAAGGCGTGAAAGTATATTTCTGGCATGGAATTGAAATGCCAGAAAAGGTGATAACTAAAAAGGAGGCAACCAAGGAAGAAATTTTGAGTATTAAAAATGTTGAAGTACGTAGAGCGTGGTTTGAAGTTCTTGGGATGAAATATTTAGAAGTACTAGACTTCGTGGTAGTTGACAAAAAAATGCGTGGTGGTTTGCAATATGAACTATACAGAACTAGAAAAAAGGATGATATTACTGGAGAAAAAATTCAAGTATTAAAAATGCAATGTCCTACTGGTCGGACATACTTTGAGTGTGTGCCGCCCGAAATCAGTGATGTCGATGAGGCGAGGGCTTGGCAGTGGGGTTTAACTAAAGAAGAGTATGAACCATACGTTGAAACATAATTAACTATTAACTAATATATTAATTAAAAAAAAGGAGCTAAATATGAAAGCAAAACAATTTAGGCAAGGTGACCTTCTCTTTGTTCGGACAAGGCGAAAGAAGTCATCCAATCTTAAAGTAAAAGACAATGGCATTATCGCTTTAGGAGAAGTGAGCGGTCATGGCCATGTTTTAAAGAATGGTCTTTTACTTGAAGATGAAAATGGTGATATGTACATTGACGCTCAACTAGATGCAATTGTTGAGCACGTATATGTTACAACTGGTATGCCTGCGGAACACAAACCAATACCTTTGGAAAAGGGATTTTATAAGGTCATTCAAAAACGTCAATACGACCCATTTGAAAAGGCAATTCAGAGGGTTCGAGATTAACAATTATAGTAGTTCAAATCCTGTTTATTTCAGCAAGTGTTGGTGCTGGCGGAGCTGGTGTTTGAACTGCTTGGCGAAAGCTCCGCAGTGATTGCCGTATCCACTCTAAATACGTCCAACACATTGGAGTAAATAAACTCGCATTGTTAGACTTGTTAAAATTACAGTGCGAGTTTTATTTTTATTATTGTGTTGAAATAAATAATTGATTTAATTATATTGTAATCGATGCTATCATAAACATTATGAACAATAATATGATAAATGAATTATTTTTTAGTAACAACGAAAATTCAATAAAAATTTATAACGCCGATATATTAAATATACAAAGTATTGAATCTAATTCTATAGATTTAGTAGTTACTTCGCCTCCGTATAACGTAGGTATAGAATATAATTCTCATAATGATACTATGGATTATGATAATTATCTTATTTTTACAAAAAATTGGCTTAATAAAATTTATAAATTTCTTAAAGACGATGGTAGATTATGTGTTAATATACCATTGAATGGAAATAAAAACGGACAATACAGTATTTGTGCAGATATAACAACTATAGCAAAAAATATAGGTTTTAAGTATCATTCTACAGTTATATGGAATAAGCACAATGTATCAAAAAGAACTGCATGGGGTTCGTGGCTTTCGGCATCAGCACCATATGTTATACCACCAGTTGAAGTTGTTTTGATTATGTATAAACAACAATGGAAAAAAATTAGTGGCAGTCGTGTATCAGATATAAGTAAAGATGAGTTTATAAAATGGACAAATGGAATATGGGATATTACTGGTGAAAGTAAAAAAAGAGCTGGACATCCAGCTCCGTTTCCTGTTGAACTTCCTAAAAGATGTATAAAACTTTTTAGTTTTGTTGGGGATGTTGTACTTGACCCATTTGTTGGAAGTGGGTCTACTTTACTTGCATGTTTAGAAACAGGGCGTAATGGTATAGGTGTAGATATAGATAAAAAATATTGTGAATTAGCAAAAACAAGAATATTAACAGAAATAACATCTAAATCTTAATTTTTTTAATAAAAATCCAATCTTTATATTCCCTCCTAAAATACCACATATATTTTTAATATTATACTATAAAATTTAACCTATTAACATTATATTTCTTATGGGTGTTAGAAGAATGTATTGATGCAAAAGTCAATACATTCTTTTCAAATGTATGTATAATTCAGTATTGAATATCATGCGGAGGGGCACTCCGCAACAGGCGTTAAGCTCCACGTTGGAGTTTGCCTGAGAATCTTCCGTAATTTATACGGGAGAATGTCAAACATTACATTATAAATAATTTTTAAACGAGGCAAGTATGATTACTACTTCTAAAGTTAATCAAAGTTTAAAAGAAATGCTTAATGAATTAGCTTCTGTTCGTAATAATGCAACTTATTTATTAAATAAGTTGTCTACAGCAGAACCTGAAACTTTTGTTGGTGCTGGAAGGGGTGAACTTCCAGAAGACGCTAAGAATCTTGATATGACCGACAGTGTAACGGAAATGGATGAAAAACCAGGTGAAATGAAGGGCGAGGAAACTCAAGAAATTAAGACTCCAGAGGAAGCCAAAAAGACATTGAATGAAGCTATTACTGATTTAAAATCTGTTGTTGAAGGTATAGATAATATTACCGAACAGGGCAAAGAAATGGAAGAAAAAACTTCCAGCAAAACCTTCAGGTTAAGTTCTAAGGTTCAAGATGAAATTGGTATTCTAACTCGTCAAGCAATAGCTGCTATAGACGATGCAAATAACGCAATTCGACACTGGTCATTCTTGCTTCGTAAATCGTCTTCTTCTTCCACAAAGAAGTCTCCGTTACAGGAAGTTGTTAATAGTGTAAAGGAAGCTAAAACTGTTTGGCAAGAGCTGGGTAAGGTGTTTTCTACCGCAGTTCCTCCTACTGGTGCACAGTTTACTGGAGACAAGGGTATAGATGGAGACGTATATTACTCAGCTAAAAAAGAATTAAAGCATTTCCAGTCTGGCTATGAAGAGTACAAGAAGAATAAGGAAAAGGAAGACAAACTTCCGAATGCAGCTTCTGAACCTCGTTTAGTCGATGAAGGAAATCCTCATGAGCTTAGTGCTTATGTTAATGCAAAAGCTGTTAAAAAGAACAATGTATTTAGTTCTGCAATTGTTGTTCGAGCATTGAATAAAGACCGTAAAGGTAAATATGCAGTTGTTACATGGGACAAATTATCTCCTGTTGTTGGAGAAAAAACTGCTGAAAATTATGAAATATTTTTAAGTCCTCTCTTTGCTAAAAATGTTGAATATCAGGTTCGACGTAATGGTATAGATGCAGTTGCTGCTTACCTTAACGCGGATGTCGATGTAATTGGTTTAAGTGCTACGTCTGAACGTGAACCTCACGTTAAGGATAAAGAAAAGTTACGTCAATATTATAAGGATGCATTTGGTGATGCAGAATTTGCACGAGAACTTACATCAAATAAGAAAAAGTCTGATTTAGGTGCTGGTATTAATGAAGATTATGCTGAAATGGGCGTAAAAAGTGGTGATGAAATGAATGTTAATTATGAACCCGAATTAGAGGCAGATGAGGTTGAAGGTGGCCTTGAAGGCGGTAATGATGAAAATTCGGTTGGTTCTGGAAGTCCTGATACTACTGCTTCGTTAGAAGTTAGAAAAGCTAAAGCTCGTATGGCTGTTGATTTTTCTCGTCTTGCAGCAAGTCGTGGATTAATACCATTTACTAAATCGGCTATAGCCAGTTACGCTCAGAAAGTTGTTTCTTATGATGATGCTAAGTTCCAAGCACAAAAAGAGTTAATTGAGTCTATGCCGATAGTGAATGAAGCGGCTCTTAAAGAAGCCAGGATTCCTGAAAATGAAGAAACTGAATCTGGAATTATAGCTAATACTCAAGAAGCTGTTCGTAATCCTCAGAATCAAAATGTATCTACAGAAGGTGTATCTCAAGAAGTTAGAGATGATGCAAAAATTGCACGAACTGCTTCTATTGTTCCTCAGCTTCAGGTTAATTCTTCTTTACAAAAAGAATCATTTATTAATTACTTAGATACATATACCAATAGACTTCGCAAAATGGGTCTGAACCCTGAGGCGGAATCGTTCAGAAAAGTAAGGCCGCATTATCGAAAACGGTAAAATGTTAAATAACTCGTTAAATCGTAAATATTATCTAAATATATTTTAAAGAGGTAAATTATGAGTAAAGTATTGATGAATCGTGTGTTTGCAAAGGACACATTTAAAGTTACGTCAGCAACTGTTAATACTGGGTGGCTTCCTGGTCAGTTTTTCACGCTAAATTCGTTAGGAGAAGCATCATTAGCTTCTGGCGATAATGCTCTGTTCATGGGCGTTGACCCTGCTAATACTACTCAGCTTGGTCTTTCTACTCCGCCTACTGGTTCGCTGTTAACAGGTATCTATGGTGCTGGTTCTAAGGTATATATTAACCATAGTGCAGAGGTTAAAGCTGGTAGTTCAAGCCGTGCTTATGATTCCAGTGTTGAGAGTGCTGCTGTTGGTGCTAATTTGTGGGTTAATGCTAGCGGTAAGCTGACTGCTACTGTTGCAACAAGTTCTGTTATAGCTAAGTTGATTCAAGTTCCGTCTGCTGATAATGATTATACACTTGGTGTTTTATTCCGTATATAATAAAATACGGTAATTATTATAGCTAAATAGGTTTTGGTGGTGTACCTAAAATAAAACACCACCAATTATAACTGTGATTTTAAAATCACAGTCAATATGTAAAACATTTTATATTAAGGAGTAATAATATGAATACAAATAGACCTCAATCTGGGTTTGCTACTCAGGCAGGTACAGTAACTGGTGCTCAGGATGCATTTGACACCTTTCAGAATTCTATAAGCGTTGACCAGGTGTTTGATGCATTACAGACTGAAGCTGGGCGTCAGGCAGTAGGTGCTCAAATGGCTGTTCCTATTCGTGAACAGTTAGACTATGTTGGAGTTGCTAGAAAATTTCTTGAGATAGACGTTCTTGCTCAAGGTCAGATTGTTAGGTACGACCGAGATATTAAAAAGCAGGTCAATGCTTTCGTTGTTTCAAAGCAAGGAAGTGTTGATTCTGTTAATATCAATGCTGAATATGTTGAACCCACTACTTGGGAAATATTTGCTGATGCAAATATTCGATTGTCTGAAATTCAACAGCGTAGGTTCAATATTCTTGACCGTACTCAAGAAGCATTGAAGATTGCTGTTCAGGAACAGGAAGACTTACAGTTCCTTGCGTTACTTAACAGTACTACTGCTGGTAATTTAAGCAATGTTCCTTATACTACTGGAACAGCTGGTGCAAGTAAGGTCTTTTTGAACGATTTATCGGCATCTATTATGGATTTTGATTTACCGCAGTATGCATTCTTAATGCGATTCCGTTCATTTGCCGATATTCGTGTGTGGTCTAATAAAGATTTAGACCCTGTGTCTCTCCGTGAAGTTCTGGAAACTGGTCTCTATGGAAGTATATGGGGTATTGACTTAATTGTTAGCCGTCTCGTTCAGAAGGGTTCTGTTTATGCTCTTGCTGAACCTCGCTTCTTTGGGGTTATGCCAGTTCGTACTGAACTTATTTTAATGCCTGACGATAATCCTAAGCAAGCATCAATCGGCTATGTGGCTTACGAAGAAATTGGTATGGCTGCATTAGTTGCTAATGGTGTTGCTCGTGGATTGCATAGTGGTACAATAATTCAGTAAAATAAGTTTTCATACAATATAACATAATATATGTTATAGTATGTAAACCAATGAACAAACCTGTTAAAAGGGAACAGACCAATTTTCATTAGGTTTGTTCCCTTTTTTTATTAAAAAAGGAATTTCGTTATGGCATACCAATTAACTACAGAACAAAAATTTTTTGTTGATATGCTTAGGTCTAGATTATCCATGAGAACTCAATTAGCATCTGGTTCAAATTATAGACTTCCAGGGCAATTGAGTGATGACGAGCTTTGGGAAGATTTTAGATTAGGATTGAATTGGTTTAATACATTTCCTCCGATTACTACTACATTTACATCTGCTGACTTATATCAAGGTGCTGCAAATCCAACATTAGAAGATAATACATCTATACTTACAACGGCAGTAATGATGTGTGCCGAATTTTTTGTTGGTATACGTTTACAATGGTTTGAAGCAGGTGTGCATTTTGAATACAGTGATAATGGCATATCATTAATGCGTAAAAAACAGCAAGATTATGCTAATATAGGTGCTGGAGCAATTTTATCATTTATTACAAATACACTACCAGTATTACGTAAAACTATAGCATTTCAGAGAATTGAACCGAAGGGTCAATTCTCTGGAATGGTATCATTTCCTAGAAGTCTTACGAGAGGTCTTCGTGGTACACGACTTGGTATGGGTAGTTAATGAATTTATTAAAATAAAATATTATATTGATTAACAGTGATAGCATCAGTAAAGATAGTACTTGTTGTTATACTACATTATTAACATTACAATAAAATTTGTTTTATGAAAAATATAATTAGTTAATGAGGGGTAAGTGTGTGTAGAACTTTAATGGATAAGAATAATTATGTGTGTATATGAATATGAAATAACTACTATGAATTACTTAAAAACATTTTTATCACCAATATATAATTCTATTAATTCAATATTAGAATTTAAATGGTTTAAAACCATAATAACTTGTATAACATCATTTATATCATTTTTTATACACTCTAATGTATTAGGCGTAGGAGTACTTGTTGGTTTAGTGATTATTGACCAAATAATAGGTGTATGTGTAGCACTTAAAAATAAAACTTTTACTTCAAGTTCATTTAGAAATGGTCTTATTAAATTATTATTATATTTAATAATAGTATCTGTATTTCATTTATTATCTTATGTTAATCCATTGTTTAATTTTCTAGGATTAGATACAGCCGCACTTACATGGTTAGCTTTAACAGAAGTTATTTCAATTGTCGAAAATTGTTGTATAATTTTAAATTTACCATTTCCTAATGGTATATTAGATAAATTAAGAATTTTTTCTGTACAAAAAAAAAGGGATAAAAGTGATGTCCAATAAAGCTATTATTACTTTAACTCAAAGAAATAATGCGGAACATTGGGATATTACTATTGATAAGGGTGCTGCATTCTCATTACCAATATCATTTTTAGAACCTTCTTCTTCTATAAATCCAACATTAGTACCAGTAAATTTAGAAGGGTATACAGGATTAGCATATATCAAGGAAACATATAGTAATCCTAATATAATGGCTTATTTTACATTAATATTTAATGGTCCTAATCCTAGTACGGGTTCATTGTATAGTAGCGGAAGTATAACTATTAGTTTAACTGCAAATCAAACAAAATTATTTGAAGGCGGAATTAGAGGAATATATAATTTATTTATGTACCCAAGTGGCAATATAGAATTAGCTCAACGTTGGTTAGAAGGTGAAGTTTGGGTAAGACCATCATAAAAGGAGAAAATTATGAATTTTTTAAACAATACTGAAATATTAAATCTTAGTTCTGGTAGATTTGGTGGAGTTGTAATATCATCATCTTCTGGACAAGTAGCAGGTAAATTTGGATTGATACAAGTAATAGAAAACTGTAAATTTCAAGTATTGAGTGGTAGTATATCTGGTAATATAAGTAGCGTAACTTGTCCAGCAGGTATTCTTTTAGCTGGAGAATTTACGGCTATTCAACTATCTACAGGAAGTGTTATAGCATATAATATTAAACCTTTCGTATCGTCATGAAACTAATTTTATTAAATAATTTATTACTACAAAAAAGTGTCAGCAATAATTTTGTAATACCTACTATTATACATCGTATTCTTTTAGAAGACGGTAGTGATTTACTATTAGAAGATGGTAGTTTTATATTAATGGAGAACTAATTTATGAGTAAAAAAATAAGTGAATTAAATATACTGCCTTCTGGTTCTATTGACGCACAAAATGATTATATACCAATAATTCATGCTGGTGATAATTATAGAATACCTATTCAAGTATTTGCAAGAACATATGTTCCCAACTTTTTTACTCAATTTCAAACTATCTCTGGAAGTTTAATTACTACTGGTAGTGTTCTTGTAACTGGTAGTGTTATTACAGATAAATTCCAGATGAAATCTGGTGCTGTAAGTGGATATGTATTTACTTCGGATTCAAATGGGAATGCATACTGGTCAACTGGAAGTATTACAAAATATCAATTATCGCTTAAAAGAAGTTCTGGTTTTGCAGTGAATTCAAGTACAATAGATAACCCACAAACATTTATTTATGACGTAATTGATTTCTCTACATTCCCAACTGCTGGAAGTGAGTATAATACTACAACTGGTGTATTTACTGCTCCTCTTACAGGTGTATACCTTGTGCACTATAATGTACTTGTATTAAATACGGGTGTTGCTCAACTGTTTAGAATTACGAATAGTAAAAATGGTAGAGGTAGGGAAGATAGAAACTTTGGTTTAACTAATGCAAATATGCATTTAAGTACTAATTTTAGTGTTAGATTAAGTGCTGATGAAACTATGACATTAAGAATAGAAAATAATTCATCGCAAGTAAACGCTACACCTGACCAAAGGTGGACTTGGGCTACAATAACATATCTTGGAAATGGTTAAAGGTGAATATAAAACATGAATACTACAGGTATAATACTTTTATCTATTCTTTCATTAATTATTTTAATAATTTTTTATATAATAATAAGAGGAACCGATAAAAGTAAACAATGGTTGAATAATCAATTTGAATGGTTTAAAGGATTTTTTGAAGAAAATAACGGTCAGCCAAATAAACCAAGTCATAAAAATCTATTATCTTTAGCAGTAGTATCTTTATTTATAATAGCATATGTTAGAGTATTAGTAGCTACATCTTCGTTACAGTTAATAGATATACCAAATAATTGGCAGCAATTACTTTTAGGTATATTATTAATACGTTCTATTCAATCTATTTTTGAGAAAAGGTCTTCTATTAATACAAATAATAATATTACTCCTAATAATATAAATAATTTTATAGATACTAATACTAATACTAATACTAATACTACCTCTAATAATGTAAATAATACCACAAATAATAATATATAATAAATGATAACACCAAGAAATTTTTCATTTGGTTACGATGCGTATCTTGGTATTGACCCTTTACATATTCAATATATTAAGGATACGTATCTTGTATTGCAGAGAATATCTCACACGCCAATGTATCTTTTACAAAGAGCTACTGGCGGTGTTCCAGTAGGCTATTCTGGAGCACAAATCTCTCCACTACCAAATCAATTTGAATTTATAGACAATAGGTATTATTTAACTTTATGGTCTGGTGGTAGTAATCATCCAGATACTAGACCATATGTTAATGATGGAAAAGGTAACATATTTATATATAGTAATAATAATTTATTAACACGTGTATTAACTGTAGATGATATTACGAATGATAATGAAATAGCCGTTATTGAAAAAAAAGATGTACAACCAAACAAAGTTCAAGTTGTATTTAATAAAGGATTCAATAATATAAATTCTATAACATACCATTATACTACATGGGAAGAAGGTGTAGAAGATTTAACTGTAAAACGTGGAGATTCAAATAATCAATCGATATTCGGATGGAAACAATATATAAGTAATTACAATGATTTTGTTCAAAAACCAAATCAAGTTCTTGTTAGATTACCTATTAACATTCAAGATATTGTTATAAGTGACGAAGGTAAAGTTATAATTGAAAATAGAGAATCACATATGGCATGGACACCATATGTAAATGATTTTGATATATTAATATTAGCAGCAGAAGATAGTCCAGATGGATTAGAATATAGATATGAAATAGTAAATTCAACTGATTCAATTATACAAAGACAATTAGTTTCACAACGATTTAAATTAAATTTATTAGAATTCTCAGACGATAGATATAACATACCATACATAAAATAATATGAATCTATATTATAGAATGGAAAAAACTGGCCGTGAAGTATTCGTAGAATACTTACGCCGAGTTTTTCTTTATAGTGGACCCTGGTCTAATAAAGAACTTGAAATAATTAGTGTAGATAAACCAGAACAAGAATTGGTATTTGAACAATTTTTTGAAGAACCAGAAAAATATCCTATTATAACAGTAGGTACTACTGGTGGAACTCATGTTTCAATGAGTTTTAATAATCAAGTAGAAAATATATATGATTTTTTATTTCCATTAGGTAATCGTTCATTATCACTAGTAGAGTTTTCAACAAATTCACCATTCGCATTTAAAATACCAAATAATTTTTCTGGTTCTTTAGGAGGATTTGAATCTGATTTGATTTGGAAAATTGGAGCAAATACAGATGATATTTCTATTAAATTGTACTCTAATTATTTTTCTCCTACTGGTTCTACTTTACTTTCGTCTGGAAGTATAAAAAATTTTGATGATATTAATGTACTTAAAACGTATTTTGGCGCTTTTTATCCACATACAAATATACATAAAAATATAGATTATTGGATTGAATTAACTCCATTAAGTGGTTCTGTTTATAAAATAGCAATTGACCCTAATTATAATGGATTATATTCAAAAGTTAATTATTCTGGGAGTATACCATACGGTACTATATATAGTGGAAGTATATATGGTGGGTTAAGGTATTCTCCGTTTATGAGAATGGGAGGAGCACATGAATTTTCTCTTGTAGTTAAATGTTCTGCAAAAAATTCTATAGAAAAAGTACAAAATTTAGCGGATTTAATAGAAATATATACAAAGATTAGTCAATATGGTAATTTAAATAGATTACTTAACAGTGATACAAAAATAGATTTATCTATGTTATCAAATGATAATGTATCTTTTCTGACAAAACGTGGATTATTTATAAAAAATATAAATAAAGGTGGGATAGAAAATAGAAAACGTGGAGATAACGATGTTATATTCACAATTTCGTTAACTATTGAGGTTCGTTCAGAATGGTATATGGATTTTGATGAGAAATATATAAAAGAAATTTTTGTAAATGTATGTTAATAATACTATAAATTTTAATATAATTATGTTAAATATAGTATGGTAGTTAACGTATATATATACTATTTTAATTTAATTGAATATTTATTCGACTATTGACTTAATAATGTCACATAAGTTGAAACAATTAAAAAGGAAAATAACAATATGAGTTTGTATTCTCCGCCTAAAGTTGACGTTAATGTTGTACCTAATCCCAGAATTATCAATATAGCTGGAGAAGCAAGGTTGCCAGCGATAGTTGGTGTAGGTCCAACAGTAAAATATGTAACAGACGAAGCAGTTCAAAGAGGATTAACAAATATAGATACTTTATCTGTTTACCCTACTTCAAATGTAATTATTACAAAAATATCTAAAAGAGCTGGTTTAAATTATGTTTCTGGTTCTTCTAGTAATGACCCAGATGCTGTTCCTGGATTAAATGGAAGTTTATATCTTGTATCTGGTTCCATTGTTAATGGTGTACCTATACCTGGATATTTTGGTAGTAATGGATTTTATAATAACGGTATAATTTCTTGGAATCAAGAATCATCTGCTGTTACTAACGGATATGTTCCAGCAACTGGTTCAGTTTATTATGTATCTTATATTTATGATGTCGATAGTACACAATTTGAACCAAAAGTGTTTTCAGATAAACAATCGTTAATAAATACATATGGAGAAGAAAACAATACCACTGGTAGCTTGACCACTGCTGCATCAATTATACTTGAAAATGGTTCTCCAGCAGTAATTGTTTGCCAAGTAAGTGGTTCATTATCAAACTACTCCGTTTCATCTTATCGTGATGCTATTGATAAACTCCGTAAAAAAAGTGCAGTAGAAGAAATAATTGCTATATTCCCAAGTGGAAGTTTGCCAACGTCAACATTTAGAGATGATGTTCATACGTATTTATTTCAGCATGTACAACTCATGAATTCCGTTGGTAGATGGAGAGGTATGTATTATGGTGTTCCTTCTCCAAAGTATAATCCAAATGGATTTGACTTAATAGGCGATGCTACCATTTCAAATTCTTATGTAGGTAAAGCAAGTACGTACTCCGATTCAGATGTTATATTAGTTGCTCCATCGGTAGTTTGGAGAACCAACAATAAAAACGAAAGAATTGAACTTGATGGTTCTTATGCTGCTTGCGCTGTAGCTGGAGTTCATGCTGCTCAAACATTAAGGTCTACACCTATTACTGGATTTGCTGTTACTGGAATAAATATTGAGGAAGATAAATGGGATATGTTCCAGATGAATACACTTGGTGCTGGTGGTGTACTTGTACTACAAAACGTTGCTGGTCTTATAACTATAAGAGATGCTATTACTACTGACAGTACTAGTGCGGATACACAGGAAATTAACGTTGTTTCTCAGCGTAGGCTTGTTCAACGTACTCTATCACAAAAATTATTTGAGACTTATACTAATAAGGGTAAAACAATTAACCCACAAACAGTACGAGATGTTGAGGCTACGACTAGGTCCATACTTAATTCATTAAGACAATCTGGAGAAATTTTCGGGTATGGAACCAAAGATGACCCAAATACTGGAGAAACAAAAATAACAGCTATTCAAGATTCAAACGAACCTCGTAGAATTAACGTAACATGCTCTGTTAAATTCTTGTATCCTATGAAATTCATTAGTGTAACAGTATCCACATTTGTATAAGGTTTAAAAATTATGCTTAATCATACTGTAATTCCAAATACTCAATCTGTTGTTTCTTACGCTTATACAATAAAGGCTAATGGAGTTGAAATCGGAACATTACAAGGTTTCAATCCATCAGCAAACAGACCTGTTGAACGAGTTAGAGAAATTCTTAATACTATAGAAGATACATTTGAAATAGTTCCAGGCAGGTCAGAATTTCGTATTACAATTGACCGTATAGAAACATATAATAAAAACGTTATTAAGGCTTTAGGGTATAATATATTTGGAGAATCTATAGCTCAAATTCGTGACCCTATAACTATAGTAGAACAGATAACTGGACCTAATGGAGAATCTAGACAGATAGTTTATGACCGTTGCTGGATAACATCGTGGTCTAAAACTGTTCAAGAAGGTCAAATTACTACGAAAGAAAACGTAACATTAGAGGTTGAACGTATATTTATGAGCAATACATAAAATTTTCTTTTCTACCAAACCACTGTTTTATCACTTCAGCGGCAAATTATTTTGCCGCTAAATTACCTTTCTTGAGGATACTATGGCATCGATATTAAAAGTATTAACAGAATTAACTGCGTTAAGTCCAAACGGGATAGTAGTTTTAAAACCATTCCGTTCATGGTTTGGAATTCCTGAATGGAGAAATAGACTAGTTGGAATACGATTGCTTAATGCTAAAGAAATAGAACAAGCATTAGAAGTTATTAATACGTATTCTGATACATCAAAGGAGCAAGCATTAAAAAGAGAGATTGTCGCTAGAGCTTTATGGTCTATAGACGGAGCTTATGTTGTTCCAAAAGAAGAACTAGAGCAATATAATAAAGAACATAAAACTGAATTATCAGATTTGGAATACAAACGGATATTTGTAGGTGATTTTGAACAATATGTTGTAGATTATTTATATAACGTGTATTCTGAATTACAACAGAAACAGACTAGAAAGATATTTGGAATATACATGTGTGCAGTATGCAGAAATACAGTTTCCTCTCCTCCTCCAAAAGAAAATAAAATTAAATTCCATACTGCTGAATATATTTGTGATAGTTGTAAAAGCACTATAACAGAAAATGATATGTTTGATTTTGAAGTACAAAACAATAATTTCACAAATATTGAAAATAATTCTACTAATGTAGATAATAACTCTACTAATGTAGATAATAATTCTACTAATGTAGATAATAATTCTAAATCTAATAAAATAAAAACAGTAGCTGATTTTGAATCATTAGAAGATTATAGAAATTATTTAATAGAAAAGGCTACTTCTAATTATGAAGAAAATGAAAAAATATAACGATTATGATATAGAACAATGTTTATTCTATAATAAACCGCCAGAAGTGATTATTTATCCCTTCTGGCGTTCTTGTAATGAAGAAATAAAAAATATTTATTTTAGTATCGAATTAAATTCTAGAATAATAGGGGCAATTCAAGAGAATGAATACAAACAATTATCAAAGGTAATAAAAAAAATAAAAAATATACCAATAAAAGAAGATATATTGCTTGATTTTTTATCAAAAAGTTCAATTTCATTAAATAACACTATTTATTTTGAAACATTTAACGAATTTATAAAATGGAAAAATTATTTTTATAAAACTATACCAGAATATACTAAATCAACAATATCTAGATTTCAATGGGAATTAGTTAAATCAATAGGAATAACTTCAGTAATGAATATTCCTCTTTCTATGGAACAACAACTATGGGTTGCATATGCAAGTGCTTATTTTAGACAAGATGAAAAAAATTTTATAATAGAACTTGTTAATTCTCTTCATCCATGGTTAAATTATGAACTATTTCAACATGTTAAACAGATAGAAAAAAACAAAAAAACAAATGTAAAATATGAAGAACACATAAAAAAGATGTATAGTGGTACATTTGGACTTTCTGAAAATGATGAAAAAATTATTAAACAATTAGAAAGACAAACTAATTATGATGATAATGATTTAGACATAATTAAATAAAAAAATATGGCTAATGAAAAAGAAAATATAGACTTAAACGATGCACTAAAACTAGAAACAACTAGTATTACTACTTTATCCACTGCTGTAGGATTACTATCCCAAATAAAGGGATTAGTTTACGAAATAGCTCGTAATCCAATAGCTGCACCACTTGCTGTATCATCAATAGAGCATCAAATAGTAAATTTTATCAATAATTTAAAAAAGACACGTGAAGAACTCCAAAAAATAAATAGAGAGATGTCTATTTTTAAAGACCCTAGAACTTGGACAGGAATTGGTTCTGCTGCTTTAGCTGTAGGATTTAGAATACAATATATTAAAGATGAATTAGAAAAAACTAGACTATCTTTATATAAAATAGGTGGAGAAAAACCTGGTGGTGCATTCGGCACTGGTATGGCTAATGCACTTGGATTTACTAAAGAACAAGCAAGAATGCAAGAGATGTATGGTAAACAATTTGTAGAAACTTATATACGTACTGTTTCTACTTTACAAGAAAGATTAAGAAGAGAAAATATGCATCCAGATAAACAAAAAGCAATGTTTGAAGCAATTACTGGATTATCTGAAGCAAGCGGAGCTGATTTTGCTAAAGCAATTGAACTTATTCAAGATAAATTAGGTGCATTTAATACAAATTCAGTAGAAGTTCTTACATCGTTAAAAATGATTGAAGAGGCTTGGTTAAATCAAAAAACAGCAATTGGTTCTTTAAATGAGAATATTGAAGCTGGAACAGAACTAATAAGCGAATTTATTAGACAAGGGATGCGTCTTCCAGAAGCAACGATTAAGATGTTGGAATTAAATGAAGCAGCTAATCATCTTCATTTAACAACTAACGCAATGTTAGATTTATTTAGAAATGCTTCAGTACTTCAAGAATTTGGTGCATCTGGTGTTCAAGCTAGACTTAAAATTACTGGTGGTTTACAAACTATACCAGGTGGTTATCCAAAAGAAATAAAAGATATATTACAAAAATATAAAGGATTAAGACCAGAAGAAGCCCTATTTGCAATGAAATATACTGAAGGTGGAACTAAAGATTATCTTACTTTTATGCAGGCTTATCTTAGAGCTATTTTACCTATGAAAGAAGGTAAAGTAGATACTTTAACATTAGCTAAAAATGCAAGACAAATAGAAAAAGAATTCTTCTTACCACCTGGTGGATTAGACACAGCAATTAAATTAGCAGAAGCTGAAGATGTATCAAAACTAAAAGATGAAAAATCTATAGAAGAATTCAGTAAAAAACTAAATGAAATAAATAGAGACCCAATGAATGCTTTTAATGATTTATTAAAAGAAATTGTAAATGCTGCTGGAACATGGCAAGATTCTATGGAAGCATTATTAAAACAAATACAATTACTTGTTCCTCAAGTAGGAAAATTAGCTGATGCTATAGAAATAGCTGCATTTACTATAGGCGGAGTGTCATTATTAAAAGGTGGAAAAAATTGGATAAAATTTATAAGAGATTTATTATCTGGAACAAAAACTACTCCTACAGGTGGTCCTACATGGGGTGGTGGTTGGACTACTACTACTACAGGCGAATGGGGTGGCGGTTGGAGCGGCGGATGGGGTACACCACCTCAACCTCCAGTGGGTGGAGGAATAGGTAAAACAACATTACGTTTAGCAAAACAAGCTGTTAAGTTCGCACCAGCAATTTTAAGTGCATATGATGCAACACAAGCTGAAGAACGTGGAGATACAGGCACTTCTGCATTATTAGGTGTTAAATCTGCTGCCGAAGGAGCACTATCCTTTGTTCCAGGGGGATTTGCTGTTAGCGCTGCTGCTGAAGCAGTACAGAGATTTATTCCAGCAATCATGCAACAATTCAAAAAACCAGATATGTCTATGTGGACTAGAGAGCAAATAGAAGATTATGAAAAAAGGTATGGATTTTGGAATATATTTAAAAGTGGAAGAGTTGAAGGTAGAGAAGAAGAAAAATCAAAAATACAAAATAATGTAAATATTGAAGCTAAAGTATTTATTGATTCTGAACAAATAGCTAGTCGTGTAGAACAAAAAATAAATCAATCAAAATCAACAACCTCATCTAAACCGTAATGCCATCTCGTGTTCCTATAAAAATATTTAAATTACAACAAATAAAACCTGGTGTTTTTGACTTATCTCCAACAAGATTTTTACAGGGATTTACTACTAAAGATATTATAATAAATAGTGATGGTTCTGAAGTAATTAACATAGGTCAAAAACCATCAAACCAACCATTAGCTGAAACTACTTCAACACGTGTTTATACTGACCAGTTTGGTAAATTTGTAATTCTTGATGGTGCTAATAAATTTTATATTAGAAATCCAGAAAAGCCACAGCAAGAATCCATAGATGTTTTTGAATTTTATGTAAATCCTCAAAGATTAACTTTAAATTATCAAAAAAAAGTTTCTGAAATACGAACTAGAGGTGGATGGGAAATTCAACATTGGGGTGATGAATTAACTGAAATACGAGTTGAAGGTAAGTCTGGAGGAGCACATAGAAAAGGTATTTTAAAAAATATTAATAGAGATGTTACAGTAAGTGCATTAGAACAAGAATCCTCTAGACAACAAAGTGATGGTGGTGATGGATTGAGAATTAACGAGGATGTTACACATTCATTAGCATGGCAAAGACTTTTAGCATTAAAAAAATTATATGATATAGACCATGCTGTTAGAAATCAAGAAGAATTAACTTTGTTAGGCATAGCTGTTTATGATTCATTTTATGTTGGATATTTTACCAATTTTACTGGACCAAATCATGACGCAAACGACCCATATCAATTTTCATATGGGTTTACATTTAAAGTTTTATATGAAACTAATGTATCTACGTTTAACCCATCAGTTAAGGCTGCTGTAACTGCTGGAACTACATTTTCGTTTTTAAAAATAAAAGATTTGAATCTTTAATTTATGGCTAATGTTATACATTATTATCCAGACGCTTTAGTTGTATTTGTTAAGGGTTTTAGAGAAGTAGAAAATGTATCTCGTGAAGACCTATTAATGATACAAACTAAAGAAATTATGTCTGCAAATATAACACTAACGGTTGCTAATAGTGCTAGCACATTTTCATTAACTATTAACGATACAGCTAATAAATTTTTTCAATCAGATAATCCAGAATTAGAAGTACGTAATCTACGTGCTAACTCTGAATTTCAAGTAAAAAGAGATGTCTCGCAACGTGGATTTAAATCACAAAAAAAAGGAGGTTTATCCTATTATGAATTTAATGGATTTAGAGGAGCACCAGAAGATATTAATAAATGGTTCGATTTTGAATGGGGTACATTAGTTGCAGTAGACAATAATAGTTTTAGAACAATTGTTTTTTATAGAAGAAATCCAGCTGGAGATATTGTGGAACGATGGGCATTTGATGAAAAAGGTGATATTATAAGAGTTGTACCGCACTCTATCTCAGAAAAAGAATTTAGAAGTCCTAATAGTAATGGTAAAACATTTTTATTAAAAGTAGAAAATGATAAAAAAAGAATATCTACTAGATATTTTACACTATTAAAAACTAAAAATTCAGATTTCATGTTAAAATATCAAAATGAAGTTAATAATCCATTAAAATTAGGAAGATTAAAAATAGAACCAATGGATAGAGTTGCTATATTTTTATCTAAAAGATATGAAAAAACAAATGATGGTTCTTGGCAAATAGTACAATCTCCAAAAACAGAATTAATTAGAACATTTACTGGTTTAGTTAATACAGTTCAAGCTGAATATTCTCCAGATGCTGGTAATATAATTACTGTATCTGGCGAAGATGTAACAAAGTGGTTAAAATTATCAGTTGTTCCAGTAAATCCAGCACTATTAACAGACCAAACAGGAGATGCATTAAGATTTTCCTATTCAGATACATCTGATTTAAATTTTTATACAAATATATTTCAAGGTATGAAAACACCAGATTTAATTAAATTATTAACAGTTGGTTATGAGGGGCTAGAAGATGATGATAAATCAAAAATTTCTGGAAATTTTAAAAAAGTAAGGGGTGTAGATACATATTCTGTAGCAAGAAATGCAACAACAAATCCTGAAAATATAGTTTACGACCAGAAACTCAATGCATTTAGAATAGAACGTAATAATAAACATGTAAAAACTGTATCAACAGTTAATATACGTGACATGATGGGTAGTCTTTTTACAAAAAGTTCTGTTCATGTAATTGACCCAACAAAAAGTAAATTAGACGCCTATTTAGCTTATAATGAGAATTTTCAATTACCATCAGAATTTCAAACAGAATATCAAAATAGACGTGATATATGCTATAAAGCTGCTGAAGATTCCAATTTTAATTTTTATGCAGATAGAAATGGTCATATATGGTTTCATCCTCCAAGATATTCAAATGCTTGGATATTATTAGAAGAAAATGATAAGTTAAGAATAATAGACGAAAATTCTATTATTAATTATGCTTTTGTTGAAGATGATTCAAACGTATATAGTACTTGTGTAGTATCATCAGAACCAGATTTACGTAAAAATGTAGTACCTGGAACTGAAATGTTTAACAGAGGCTCATATACAGATGAATTGTTAACATATAAATATGGTAATAAGATATTAACAGAGTCAAATCCATTTGTAGCTAAAATGGGTGGAAGTTCAGTTCCATTTGCTTCTGAGTCAGCTACATTTTATGCAAAAGCTAAGTTAATGAAGTTGTTGGCTAATAAATCTCAAGGACAAATTACAATAACTGGAAGAGCAGAAATAGACCCAGGATTTCCTATTTATATACCATTTAGAAATATGATTTATTGGGTTGAAACAGTTGACCATTCCTTTAGTTTTGGAGGACAGTTCACTACAACATTACATTTAGCTTATGGTCGTAAGCCATGGGAAACTATAGCAGAAGTTATTACTCAATCATTTGATATGATACATTCTACAGATGGTCACATAAGTATTGTAAGAGAACCACAAAAAAATCAACCTTCTATTGATGGTGAAGGAAAAAGAAAATCTAAACCTATTTCTGATGATAAATTAAATCCAGATATTAAAAAAGTATAAAAATTATGCCTATTAATAAAAATATAAGAAAAAATTCAGATTTAAAATTTATTATGATTCATCATTCTGAACATTATAATAAAATACGTGGTAAAGATATTAATATATCATTTGTTCAAGAAGGTCAATTTGGAATTCCATTTGATATTATAATTAATGTAGACGGTAAAGTAGATTTAGGACCAAGATGGATTAGAGCAGAAAATCCATTACACTATGAAGAAAATGTTCCATTATATTCTATATTTAATTATACATTACATGATATTTCTGATGCTTGTCCACAACAACAAATGAATTATCAAGCAATTCATATATTATTAATAGGTAATTTTGATGAAGATTTGCCGTCTATAATTCAAATAAATGTATTAGAAAAATTAATCAATTTAATAAGAAAAAATGTTCCAACTATAAAAGATATTTTATATCACAGTGATATAGTATCAATATCTTGTCCAGGTATAAGACTAAATGATATAATACGTAAAGATAAATTAAGAAAAATATTATTACCAGATACAAAAGATACTCATGAATTTAAAATTCAAGGAAGTATTATTCCAGTTCTTTATTTAATTGATAATACATCTCCAGACGTAAATATTGGATGGAATGATGTAGCAACACAAGCTAATGTATCTGTTAGTTATTATAATATTTATCGTATAGATGTTACAAGTAATGGTACTATTACAAAAATAGGAACTTCAACTGGACTTACTTTTGATGATTTTAATGTTATTGTTGGAAATACATATACGTATTATGTATCTGCTGTTTTATCTAATGGTATTGAGAGTCAATTATCAAATGCAGTAACCACCACTGTTTCAGGAGTAATTCCATTAAAATATTTATATGTATTTACAAATACTGGAAAAATTGTAGTATTTGATATTTCTACACCAACAAGTCCTATATATTTGGGAATAGCTTATAATGCTGGTGGAATATCGGTTGGTTTAGAGCCAGTAAGAATGATTCAAAGTGATACATACATATATACTATATACAATAGAAATATTAGAGTATTTAATTGGGTATCAAATCCGACATCTTTATCACTAATAGGTACATTTTTTGGAGACTCTTTTATAAATGATTTGAAAGGTCAATTTATAAGAGTTTCACAAAATAGATTAATTGCTAATTTAGGAAGTACAAGTTCAGGTATAAGAGAATTTGATATTACAGACCCATCAAATATAATAGCAGGAGTGTCATCCACTGTGGGTGGACCAGGTAAATTTAGCGGATGTATAGATTCAAATGGTATATGGTGGGGAGGATGTTTTAGATTTGCATCAAATGGATTATACAAAGCTCCAGTTATTCCTACAATGGGTGCTGGTTCATTTATGATTAATAATATTGATTTAGCTGAAAACCCATCAGCTATTGTAGGTAACCACTTGTATATTGGGTTACAACCAGGACCAAGTACAATAAATATTTATAATATTTCTTCTGGAACACCATCATTTGTAGGTTCATTCAGTATCGGTAGTGGTGGAATAAACTATATTGGGTTAAACAATAATTATTTATTTGTATTAATAAATGATGCAACAACAAAAATTCATGTTAAAATATACGATGTTAGTAACCCAGCTTCACCCATATTTGTTGGTCAAACTCCTGCCGTTAGTGGTAGAGATGGTGCTGGTTCTTTATCACAAATAGTAGTTAAGAATAATTATCTATATACAATAGCAAGAGTTACTAGCGTTAACGCAATAAGATTATTAGTATTTGATATATCAAATAAAGTATCACCTAATTTAGTTGCAGATGTGGATATTCCAACTGGAGATAATCCAATATCAGGACTTACTATGACTGGTTATCCAAATGAATTACAAAATCAAGGTGGTAATATAAGTCTAATATAATTATGGCTATTATTAAAAGAAGAAAAATATTTTACAATAACGCATATAATCCTCAAGAACAATTATTTTCTTATAACAGACCTGCTGTTATAACAAATGTTGATACCGAACGAGGAGTTTGTTCTTTAAATTGGTTGGATAATCCAGGAGGTAGAGTAGATGTTTTGCTTACACAGGGTAGTTGGGGCGAGTATAATATGCCTGTTCAAGGTGCTATTGTTTTAGTTCAATTTGATAAACATGAACAAGCACGAATAGTTAGATATGTTAATCTTAATCAGGCTGCAAGACAAAAACCTACGTCTGAAGGAGGTTATGGAGATTTACCAAAGTTAAAACCAGGAGAGAAATTTTGGGAAAGTTCTGGTGGTGCATTTATATATATGACAAGCGATGGTAGAATACTTTTATCATCTCCTTTCGATGATACTTTTGAAATAGACCCAAATATAAATTTAATAAAAGGAAAAACTGTTAATTGGAAAATTGTAAATGCTGCTGGAAATGAATATAGTGGTCAAGTAAAAAGATATATACAAGAAGGAAATACTGCGACTAATAAAATAATAACAGATAACGTTCCTACTAGTAAATTTCCAGACGGCACTCCTCTTACAGAGTATAATTTAATAATTAATGATAAATATCAATCAGATAGCCCAATATGCAAAATTATAATAGGTAGTGTTGTTGATAATGAAGGAAAAGTTAAAGATAAAGATGGTAATGTTGTAAATCCAAATAGTAGTTCTGCACTAGCCTTAAAGTTAGATATAAATTCAAATTATGGTTCGCTATCTATAGTTATAGATAAATCTGGTAAATTCTATATAACTTCACCAAAAATAGTATTAGGAAGTAATGATGCTACTGAAAAGGCAGTGTTGGGCAATAAACTTAAAGAAAAATTAGAAGATTTGATAGATAGTATTACAAATTTGACTGTACCAACTGCATTTGGACCATCTGGAACTCCAATTAATTCAGCATCTTTTATTAGTATAAAAAACGAATTATCACAAATTTTAAGCGAAAAAGTTATTTTAAAATAAAAATGTCACTTAATTTATCTACAATAATTACAGAATTAAAAAAAATTTTTGATAAAAAATATATTGGATTTGAAGGATTTCCATCTTCAATAGAAGATGCATCTACTAGATGGGCTGCCGCCATAGATACATATGCTGGTATAAATATAATACCTTCTAGTAATTCTTATAATCAAGCTAAAAATTCATTTAAAAATATTTTACTTACATTATCATTAAATACTAATGGTGAAAATATCATAAAAAATGCATTTGATAATTATGCTTCTGTAATAGCGTCTGGTATGACTGGATATATTAGTGTACCACCTCCAGTACAAATAGATTTTACTCAAGCATTTTTAATTGGTAAAAATGGTGGAAGTAGTAATGATGTTGCTAATTCAATGGGCAATATAATACATAATTGGTTTAAAACTGGTACGGCTACACCAATTGGAGGTGGACCTACAATAAATTGGTCCTAAAAAAACAATATGGCGAATAATATTGTTGACAAAATAGTGGAAGAAACTGGTTATGATAAATGTATTGTATCTGCAATAGTAGGTTTATCATATCCATTAAGACAATTATTAATAACATTTTTAAATACATATAAAGCTAAATTTATTGCTGAAAAATCAAAAATGATAGGGAAAGCTAAACAAGCTGATATTGTATCGGAACAAGTGGGAAATGTATTAACGGCTGCACGTGCCGCTCTTGCTCCAGTAGATTCTATAATAAATACTATTCCAATTGAACAAATAGTTAAATCGTGTCCTACTGTATTAGAAGAACTAAAAACTATATTTGATAATAGTCCAGCTGCAATACCTTCAAATACAGTTACTCAAGCATTAAATATAGATGAATTTGATATTTTTTCTGGAGTAACTAACTATAAAAGTCTTAGAAATAAAATAGATGAATTATCTTTTAGATTACAAAGGTCATTAAGTATTTCCGATAAAGCAAATAAACTATCATCTGATATAGATAGGTCTATATCTATAATAGACAAGTATTTAACTATATTATCTAAAGCTCAATAATATGGATGCATTATTTAAAGTAAAATGTGACCATTTAATAGGTATACCTCCACAGCAATTTACATTAACATCTTGTGCTAGATGTTTAGGTAAAGGTTATTACAATGGAGTACAATTTGGACCAGATGGTAGAATTATAACTGTTACTGGTGTTGATAAATTATCTCAACAAATTGTTAAAATTCTAACAGAAAAGAAAAGACCATCTGGTTATGGGTTTGATACAAATATTCTATCTGGAGTAATTACGCCAAGTACTTTAACTGCTGTAAAATCAGAAGTAATCAGATGTATAGAATATTTAAAATCTTTACAACAAAAAGAAAAATCAGAAGGATTTATATATTTACCTACTGAAGAAATAGCTAATGGATTTCCTATAACAACTATAGATGCTTTTATAAATCCTAGTGACCCTCGTGGAGTATTCGTAAATGTGTCGATTTTAACTGTTTCTGGTTTAATTGCTGAAGTATCAACGCAAATTAGAAGGTAATTCAATATGGCTAGAAATTTTTTAACAATAGTACAAGCATTTAAAGATTTTATTAGAAGTAGAAATTCAAAAGTTGAATTAAGTGAAGGAACTTTTACAAGAGATGTTGTAATAGACGCTCCAGCTAAAGAATTTGAATTATTGTACACAAGAATTGACCAAGTTTCAGATGAACAAAGTATTAATACTGCTAGTGAAGCTGGGTTAGAAAAAACACTTTTAAATTTTTCAAAAGTAATTAGAGGTGCTAGGAGAGCAAGAACTATTGTACGATTTTTCCGAAATCAAGCACCACAATCAGACATTGTTATACCATCAGGAACATTAGTATCCACACCACTATCAAATACTAATACCGCAATAAGATTTAGAACAATTCAATCAGCAACCATGGTTGCTTCACTGGCTTTAAGTTATTTCAATACACAAAATGGAAAATATGAAATAGCTGTAGAAGTAGAGGCTGTTAACGGTGGGTCTGATGGTAATGTTGGTGCAGGAACTATAACGAATATCAATGGAGCAATAGCTGGAATAGATGGGGTATATAATCCATTCGCAGCAACTGGTGGTTTAGATAAAGAAACTACTGCCGAAATGAGGTCAAGATTAAGTGCTGCATTAGCAGGTACAGCGTTAGGTTCAGCTAGCGGATTTTTATCTTTTATTTTAGATAAAGACTTTGTAGAAGATGCTGTTGTAGTTGGAAAAGGACAAACTGGAAGAGCAGACATAGGAGCCGTTGATATTTATATCAAAGGTAAATTATTCAGAGATTTTAAAGATGAATTTTTTAGTCCATTTGAACCGTATCCAGATTTTGTGTTCAGTAAACAACCTGTGATAAAATCTTCAATTAATACAGTTGTATCTAGTATAAGTGGAAATTTATCAAATTCTTCATGGATTATTCAAAAAGATTCTGGAGCATATGGTGGTTCTATTTTAGCTCAAGATAAATTACATTGGTTGTCGTCTATTCCAATTTCATCTGGCTCAATAATAGTTAATTATCAATATAATGGATTGATTGAAGATTTGCAGTCCTTACTTAAAAAAGAAAATCAAAACGTTATTAATTCTGATACATTAATTAAATGGGCTAATGAGATACCAATTGATGTTACCGTGAGTATTCGTGTTATGCAAGGTTTTTCTGGTTCTGATGTTATATCGCTTGTATCTTCTGCTATAAATACATTCTTATCAAATTTAAAAATAGGTCAAGAAATTCAACAAGCAGATATAGCAAGAGAAGTATTGAATGTTGCTGGTGTTGATGATGTATTATTACCATTTACTGTTTTTAAATCTCAAGATAATACTATATTACCAAATAGTTTTAATAATTTAACAATACCTAAAAATTCATATGGTTCTCCAGGTACAATAACAGTTAACATATTTTAATATATGTCTATATATCTTAAATGGCAAAATACTGAACCAGATACAAAAGAAAGATTTATTGCAAATCTTTTTTCAAATTTATCTTTATGGTATCCTTTAAATATACAAGGATACTATGATTTATATAATATTTTAGAAATGTACGGTTCAGAGTTTAGTTCTGGTTCTTCACAAATAACACAAACACTTAATGATTTATTTATTGAAAATGTAAGAACTGGAGTAATAAATAATAGAAATGTTAGCAAGATGTATGATAACTTTGGAGTAATGGTTGGTATAAACAAAACTCCATATCAAGAATATGACCAATTTAATACTAATTCATTATTAAATAGTTATAGACAAGAATTAAAATTATTATATTTGTCGTATATAGAATCAACTACTCAAGATTCATTAAGTAGAATTGGGCATGCTATAAATTGCATAGGACCAGTAATTATAGAACCTATATTAAATTATCCAGGTTGGGTATTAATGGATTATTCTGGTTCAGTATTAAATGTTGCTTATAATCAACAATCCAGACAATTTTATGCAATGGTTTATCCTCCATTTGGACGTTATGGAAGTATATTACCAATACTGAAACCAGTAATTAATACTGGTAGTGTTATATCTATGAGTTACAGTATTTTAGGATTAAATACAATATTGATGGATGAATATTCCTTAAATGCTGGAGTAATACTATATTTCTTTATACCTTCTGGCTCAATAAATCAAATAAACGATACACAAAATATAATTAAAACTGCTGTAGACAATGTTTTACCAGCATATATTAAACCACATATATTTTATTCATACGATTTCATTTCATGGAGACCAGTTCAACCAGCATCAGATATTATGGTTTCTGGTTCAAATATATTTGCAATAAGCAAACATGGTTGGATATATAATGCTAATCCAACACATGTTACTGGTTCTATATTTATTACAGACGTAATTGAAATACCATGATTTCTGGTTCATTTGACATATCACCTTCTAATGTTGGATTTAACGGAGAACTATGCAAATTTACATGGTATTCAAATAATGCTACTTATGCTTTTATTCCAGAATTTGGAATTTTACCTCCAGAAGGTTCAAGGTATTTATATGTATATGAACCAAAAACTTTTACAATTACATTTAGTAATACAGTAGAACAAATACAAATTAATAAATCTGTTACAGTAGATAGTGACCCATCATGTAATATAAGATTTTCAAAAGATAATACAACTCAAATATGTGTTGTTAGAAATGTTCAAGAACATATATTTAATAAACATAGACCACCATACAATGGAACAGCATTTTATATTATAAGTAGTACTCATTTCGTACCTATTTTAACATTAAGTGACGAAGACTTTGCTGTACTATAAAAATTTTATAAGGTGTAACAAAAATGAGAAAATTAACAAAAGTACTTTTAAAATTAAATAATGGAAATTATCAACCAGATAGTGGACAATCTTTATCTATAAAGACAGATGAACCAACTCCTGTAATTGTTGCTAATGCAATAGAAAATCCACCAAATAGTGGAAATTATGAAATTACTTGGAATGAAATTCCAAAATATGGATTTTGGTATGTAAATAACATAATTAAAGAAGAATGGGGTAGATTATGGTTAGGTTCTGTTGTAGGTAATATAAATTATGTAAATGATTTTTTAGTTGATGGTGATTTAAGTGTTAATGGTAGTGTTATTGTAACAGGAAGTGTTATTACAGATAAATTCCAGATGACATCTGGAGCGGTAAGTGGATATGTATTAACATCAGATGCAAATGGTAATGCATATTGGTCAAGTGGTAGTGGAGGTGGAGGTACTACTAATCATGCTGCTTTAACTAATCTTGATTATTCTTCATCAGGTCACACTGGATTTGCTGGAACTGGAGTAGTAAATCAATTTTCACAAAATCAAATTATTACAGGTAGTGTTATTGTAACAGGAAGTGTTATTACAGATAAATTCCAGATGACATCTGGAGCGGTAAGTGGATATGTATTAACATCAGATGCAAATGGAAATGCAAGTTGGATGCCTTCGGGTAGTGGAGGAGGTACAACTGACCACGCTGCTTTAACTAATCTTGATTATTCTGTATCAGGACATACTGGATTTGCAGGCACTCAAGTTTCCAACCTTTTTACTCAACCTCAAACTATCTCTGGAAGTTTAATTACTACTGGAAGTTTGAGATTAAAAAATCCTGAGAGCTTTAACACAAATATAGTATTTACTGGCACTGGTCTTAACGATTTAAGTGCGAGTGGTAGTTTTAGAGGTAGGCTTGATAGCAATTTTGTAGTAATAAAAATTGATAGTACTTCTCCTTCCAATGGTTTGCCTGTAGATACATTTTCTGTACAAAATCAAGGTGAATTTGTAGTACCGCAAAATCAAATAACACCAGGACTACCACAAGAGGTGTCTGACGGTATATTTATCACATTTACAAATGGTACAGGTCATACACTTAATGATACATGGACAATAAACCGTCAAGTTAATAGTGTTATTATTGTTGATAAACAAGATGGAGCTAAGTCTATAGAGGTAGCTCCATCTGGAAAAATGAGATGGTACGACCAAACAGGAACTTCAGTACAACCATTTCCTGCTTATGGTCACGTTATGACTACACGTGGAACTATATCAACTGCTGGTCGTGCTATAGGCCTTCAGATTGTAAATCACACTGATATTGCTGGTGATTTACTTGTAGGTGCATTTTTTGATTGTAGAGTAAACTCTGGAGCAAGAAGAGCTACATGGACTACGCCTAATATGCTTGGGTTTGGTATTCCATTACGACTTAATACTGTAATGAGATATGGAACAATGGTTGGATTTGAACTTCAACCTCAAATAAATGTTACTGGCGGTCACGTTGATACAGTAATTAATGTTAGAAATCAAGTGTTCCCAAATAATGGTACAGTGGGCAGATGGTATGGAATTGCAAATTTTAGTGGTGAAGCTAATCTTAATAATATTAGTGAAGGATATGGAATATTCCAAAGTGCAGATAAAGTATTAAATGTTTTTGGTCATAAATCTATATTTGGAAATACTAATCCTCCTATTCATAATGCCGATTATACATTAGATATTTCAAAGAATATCTTTATAGCAGATAAAACTCAATTAGGTAGTGAACTTGTTGTCAATGGAGATTTTTCAAGTGGTAGTGGGTGGGATTCTACTGGATGGACAATATCTGGTGGAATAGCAACACATAATACAGGAAATACTAATCCACTTACACAATCTGTACCTATTACTATAGGTAATGCATATGTTGTTTCATATCAACAACTTATGCCTTCAACTTCAAGTGCTGGTACTGTTACTGTAAGTATTGGTGGGCAAACATTCCAGACAAGTAATTATAATAGTACATTTACAAAAACATTTATTGCTACTACACAGGACCCACTACAAATTACTCCTTCCAGTAATTTTGATGGTAGTATCGACAATGTTAGTGTAAAACAAATACTTACACCAAACAGTGTAAAATTAGTTAATCTTGGTAGTACTGCGCTTGGTAAAACATCGGCAAATAATACTCTTGATGTTTTAGGTACTGTATCTGTAACTGGTAGTGTTATTGTAACAGGAAGTGTTATTACAGATAAATTCCAGATGACATCTGGTGCTGTAAATGGATATGTACTTACTTCGGATTCAAATGGTAATGCATATTGGTCAAGTGGTAGTGGAGGAGGTACTACTAATCATGCTGCTTTAACAAACTTAGATTATTCTGTATCAGGTCACACTGGATTTGCGGGAACTGAAGTAGTAAACCATTTCACACAAAATCAAGTAATAACTGGTTCTATTTATACTCTAAGTCCTATTTTTATTTCAGGGTCACTTGCATCTAATGCTATAACAAGTGAACCATTTCTTATGGTACATAGACCATTTAATAGTGGAGTATCTTTCCCTGAAATTGTTCAATTCAATATAGGCTCTTATGCGACAGGTATAGGTTCTGAGTCGAAATTTGAAATATACTTGAAATCTATATCTGATGGAGTAATTAGTGCAGATAACCTCGTAGCAAGTTTTCAAGCCAATAATGTATTAGATTTACCAAATGGTATAATTCAATCTCTTACGAAAATTGGAGTAAATATAGGAGCCTCTGTATTACCTGATATACCTTTACAAGTTAATAGTCGTAATGATGCTTTACGCGGGAATTATTCTGTTACAAACTGGAATTCATCTGGACAAGCTGTTCCAGCAATGTTTAATACTCCTACTAATAATGGTGGTAATTCTCCTGAACCACTATTTCCAGCAATTGTACTTGCTAGAGAGGGTGTAGGTGGTCAAAAATATAATAATTATGTCGATTTTAGAATAGGAAGTTATCAAAGTGGTTTATCTCCAGCAACAGCATTAGCTATTGGATTATACAATATCCAAACAGATGCTACTACTAATGTTGTACAAGTAATGTTCTCTGATGGAAGAGTTGCAGTTGGTAATGTAAATTCGATTACAACAAATAATGTTCAGAATAATTTTGAAGTATTTGGAAAATCAAGATTCAATAACAATGTACAAGTTACAGGTAGTGTTATTGTAACAGGAAGTATTATTACAAATAAGTTCCAGATGACATCTGGAGCGGTAAATGGATATATATTATCATCAGATGCTGTTGGAAATGCTAAATGGATTGCTTCAAGTACTATAGGTACTACTAATCATGCTGCTTTAACTAATCTTGCTTATTCTTCATCAGGTCACACTGGATTTGCGGGAACTGGAGTTTCTAATACATTCACTAAAACTCAAATTGTTTCAGGTGGTATTGTTGTAACTGGTAGTTTGAGTATAGAACCTACTTTTATTAGTTCACCAGGTTTATATACAGTTCTTAGTAAAGATTATGTTATTTTTGCAAGTGCGTCTTTAGGAGACATTCATATTCAATTACCTCCTATCAATATTTCTGTTGGTAGACATATCAAAATTAAAAAAATAGATTCATCGTCTAATAATGTACATGTATCTGGGTCATCTGGACAATTAATTGACGCTAATGCTGTGAAAAGTCTAACTACTCAATACGCCAGTTTAAGTATTATTGGTACTAGTACTCAATGGTATATTATATGAGGTTTTTATGGCAGCATTTAATTGGTTTTATGATTGGTGTGCGATAGCAAAAAACGATGCTTTTTATACAGTAGAATTTAGACAATACAATAGTCAATCGATACCAGACTCATTACCATGGAAAAGATATGACCCTATATTTCCAATACCTTTATTGAATCTTTCAACTGATGGTTCAGTAAAAGGTCATTGGACATTCGCAGTAACTCATCCAACTCAATCTGTATATGATATATCTGGAAATAAAGCTAATTTAATTAATTCAAAAATTACTGTAGAAAATAATAATTTATGGGTTTCAAGACGAGACCAAACAAAGTATATGATATTAGGTGGTGGCAGTACTGGATACAATTTATCAACTACAGCACCGTCTTTAGCCTTCAATGATAGTTTTTCGTGGGAAACATATATTTATGGAATAGATGCAACTACAAATGCATCATATTTATCTTTTATTAGAACTGGTTCTATTGCAGACAGTGGATATTCTATAGAATTTGACTTTTTAGGAAAATATGTTAAATTTACTGTTGGTTCAGCATCTATATCACAAAATGTAACTGCTTCTATTTCTAATATACTATCTGAATCTGGTTATCCTCAA